CCAAGCTGGAACGATCGCCGGGAAGGACCCTGAAGCTTCGCCTGCAACGTGATGGCTCACGCCGCCAGCCTGTCCTGCTCCAGCCACCCGGCGACAACCAGCGCGGCCCAGCTCTGCGCGTTGAGGAAGCATTCGAGCGGCGCCTTGGCCGTCCTTGGCTGCGGCTCCTGCTCGCGCTCACGCATCGCGTGCCTACCGCCGGGGCGCGTGGCGGCTGCGGTCATGCGCCGATACTCCGCAGATACTCTGGGGTGGGTGGCAGAGTAGCGGCCTCCGCTGTCCGATAGCAGATTTGGAACACAGCCGGCGGGCGCGTGTCGAGGCGCCGAATCCATACGACGCGGCGCGCTTCGCCTTTGCCTTTGGTCTTTCCTTCCCAGGTGCCGCTGATGGCGAAAGCGATCGCCGTTTCTGGCGCGATGGACTGTTCGCGTTCACTCTCGCGCAGGCGGATGGGCCTTGAGGTTTTGTGGAGGGCTTCGAGCAGGGCCTGGCTGGAAAGTAATGACACGGAGAGTGGGTGCGGAACGACCGCGCCGACGTAGCGGCTTCTCGAACACTTCTGCCGTCGGGACTCGGCAACTCTACTCACCTGATGGTGGGTACGCTGGAAACATTATCATACCAAAATGTTGTTCTGTCAATCGCTTGCGGGCGCGGCTGGCCAACTCGCAGCGGTGTTGCAGCGGTTGTTTTGGTGCCTTTCGTATATGCTTTGACTGTTTCGACCGTAACCAATTCAGTCAAAACGCTACGAAAATGAGCAGAGAAAATATTTGGATTGTGGTTCCAGTGGCCGTCGGTTCAAGTCCGACTACCCACCCCAAACGGCTCAATGGGTTGCACGTGGAACGTCGGGCGCGGATGGCGGCGGTCGCAGCGGTGTTGCAGCAGTTTTCGTCACCGGACCATGTATTCTGGTATGACGCGCCCGAGTTCCTCGCTGCCACGCTCGTGCTCCGGTATCCAGAAAACGCCCTTGATTCGACCGAACAGGCCGTTGCCTTTGGTGTAATCGGCAAAGTGGCCCCGTACCCAGTGGCACCTTATCTCGATGGGTCCCTCGGCGTTCATGGCAGCCTGCTCCCTGCTCTGAACTTTCGGAATCGAACCCACCACGATCTCATGCCAGATGCTCATCGGGACTATCGGCTTCCTGGCACCAGCGCATAATACCGGCCCTACGGTGGGGCGTAGCTCCACATTTTTGCAATTCATTCGCATCAGTGCGTGGATTGCCACTTCCACGAGCGCTTCCTCCGGGAGAAGGCAGTTTAGTTTTTCGGCAGCTTTTTTCTGGAAGTGCGGTAGGGATTCATAGACCTCACTGAACCAGTAGGATCTAAGGCTTGCGCCCTTGACGCCGCCAATTGGCACGCTCACCCCGACTTCGTTTAATCCGACGCCGACATGGAATAAATCCGGGACGAGCATTCCTTCTAGTTCGCCGCCGAATCGGAACCTGAGTAACCACTTTGCGGATGGGAACTGTTGAGCCTGTTCCGAAGCTGCGTAATTGGATCTATCAACCCTATCGCACATGACGGCGAATCTCTGGAACGGCTTGCCGGAAGAAAAAAAGGGGATTTATATACTTGAGTACAGTGCTCATCGCCCACTGGAAGCCTCGACCACGCAATAACCGATTGTTGGCGATGATTCACGAGCAAGCTTTCTCTCGTGGAGGATTTCTTCGGTGTCCCTGGCTAATTGCTCAGGGTCCAGCGTCATGACGGCCCGCTGTGCGCCTTCGCTTGCGCTTACAAACACTTGCACGCGAATCTCGCGGCGTTTGAAGATTGCCAGGAAATGATCCCAGCGTGAAATGCTGACTGTTGTGGTGCTATGGATGAACGGATCATGAATCGGCTGGACCTTGATGGTCCTTCCGTCTACTAGCGTCTCTACCGAAAACTGCTCCGTTCCTTCTTCTCCAAGATGCGCTTCCATTTTTCTAGTTCTCCTTTGTTTTCAGCGGTGCTGTACTCATGTATATAATTCCCAAAAAAATCCCTCCAACCACATGCTCGGAAACGGTGGCACCATCGGAAGGCTCGTGTGTAGATCCAGCCAGAACCGACCGTCGCTCTCTGGGGTAATGACATCGGCGAGGACGGAGTTTATGTTTACTTTTATAAAGATCTTATTTTTTTTCGCGAGCGCGACCAAGCTGCTCACTGCGCGCGCTCCTTCTGCTCCGCCGCCGTCAGTTCTACCATCATGAGCGATGGTCCGACTGGGCGGAAGGTGCTCAGTCAATAGATTGCATGAATGGCGAGTTCAACGAGGTGGTCGGGCAGCCTTCCGGCAAAGCCAGCCGCCGATTCAAATGGCCAAGTTCAACGAAGTAGGACGGCCATCATCCGCGACGAACTGATGACCAAGATCGCGGCGATCGTCCCACCGGCCGACGTTCTCCGTGCCCAATCTGCCGCGAATGATCTCAGCGTGGAACAATTGCGCGGCTTCGTCGCTATGCTCTCCATGGGGATAGATATTACGATCTGCGCCGCTCGGCGGTGCGCAACATGGAGCGGGCCGGTATCCCACGCACGACGGCCATGGCGATCTCGGGGCACCGTACGGAGGCCGTGTACCGGCGCTACGCCATCGTGAGCGAGAGGGACGTGCGGGACGCCGGCCGCAAGCTAGAGACGTACTTGCAGGATCAGTCGAAGCCGAAGGAGCGAGAGCGAAAGGAAACAGCGCAGTGAGCGACGCTTTTTTCGATAGAATACGCCGGGCCGTCGCTGACTTTATCCTTGCGACCACTGAGGCCACCGCGTCCTGGAACAGCAGGCCCGGCAGGCCGGCTAGCTTGCAGGCGGTATCCCATGCCTTGCGGAAGCTGTGCATCTGGTGACCGTAGCGGTGGAACACCCATTGGCATTCCGGATACTTCGCGTCGCGTGTTGCCCCCTGCATCTCCAGCCAGGCGGCCATTTCCCCGTAGATCGGAAGCACGCGCGGACGGCGGTTCTTGGTCTGGTCACCGCGGAGCTTGATGGTTTTATTCTCCAGGTCAACCTGGTCCCAGCGAATTGAGAGCAATTCGCCGCGCCTGCCCTTGCCGCGCCGCACGGGTGAAAACTCGCCAGCTGCGACCATTCGGCGCACCTCTGTCGGCGTCATGCCGAGGTAGTCCGCCGCCGCGACCATCGGCAGCAGCCGCTTTCGCGCCATGAACCTGCCGTCCAGTTCGCGCGCCACGCCCTTGACGATTTCCTTGACCAGCAGCTCGACGCCAGTGGGCGATGCGCTCATACCGCGGCTTCCTCCGGAGGCGCGAAGTCGAGCATGTCGAACAGGCCCAGCGCTTCCATGTCGCGCGCTGCCGCTTCGCAGTAACCGGCGGCATCCGCAGCGTATTGCTCATTGAGTTCGATGCACAAGCCTTTTCGGCCGAGCTTGATCGCGCGGTATGCCACACTTCCGAGTCCGCCGAACGGATCAAGCACCGTCTCGCCCGGCATCGTGTACTGAGTGATGGCGCGGTCACAGATATCGAACTGCATCGGGCATAGATGGCCCTGCTTGCCCGCCGCGGCTTGGTGACTGTTCAGGCCGAGCATTCTGGTTACGTCGGTCCAAACATCGTCGGACCAACTTGAAGGCTGTAACAGCATGAACGTCACTGGGAGCCGGCCGCCGCTTTTTACGCAGCGGCAGTCTCCAGTCGCGCAGCGCCGCTGCCCCACGTGGATATGCTGGCACTCGGGGCAGCGCTCGAGCGCTTCCGCGAAGGCGACGTGCTGCTCGAAGTCATATACATTCTCGCGCGTGAACTTTCGGAACGCCTGGAAGATCTGGGCATGGGTCATTGACGCGAGATCTTCGATGGACAGCAGCCTGTTGCCGCTCGATCGCGCGAACCCATGAGCATCAACCTGCCAACGACTGCGCGAATACTGCCCCTTGTTTTTGATCACAGGCGTATCGGCGTAACTGTTAACGGTGTCAGACGGCGGCTGGCGGAAGATGAGAAGATACTCCGGCATTCCAACACCCATCTTCGTTCCGTCTTTGCATTGCTCGGTCCAGCCGAGACGATAGGTTTGGTTGTTCTCGCGCACTACATCAGTCACGATGGTTTTCATCCCGAGGTAGGCGAGCCCGTGCTTTTGAAAGTGCGTGATCGCGTCCGCGTGAAACGGATACACGGTCTGGAATCCTAGTTTGTTGATTCCGCCAGGCACGATTCGGTCCTTGACATGGATTAACGCTATCCGACCAGGCCGGAGAATTCGCGCCAGCTCCGGCGTGAGGAAATCCATCTGCTGCCAGAAATGCTCGTTGGAATCCGTGTGCCCGAAGTCGTTGTAGCTTGGGGTGTATTCGTACTGCGTGCTGAATGGAATCGAGGTGAGGATCAAATCCACGCTGGAATCCGCCATGTCAATCGCTTCAAGAACGGAATCATTCTTCACGATCTTCCAGCCGTCGCCGGTAGACTCGGCACGCTCGACCCCAATCGACCGCTGGAGAACGCTGTCGATGCTGGACCGCGCGAGCCCGTACTCTCGGATGATGGCAGTCATCTCGGCCATCATTTCGACGTGCTGCGCCCATTTCTCTTCGAGAACGCGGCGCACTTCGCGCTCAGCCTCGGTATAGATCAGATCGATGCGGACGCGACGCTCCTGCAGGAATCTCTGAATGCGGTGGATCGACTGGATGAACTCATGGAATTTGAAGCCGATGCCGAGATAGATCGCCCATGCGCAATGCCGCTGGAAGTTAGAACCACTCCCGGAGATCCGCGGTTTCGTTGCCAGTTCTGAAACTTCGCCGTCTGAGAACTGGCGGATTGTCTCTTCGCGCTCTTCCAGATCCTGGCTGCCATAAGCGGACGCGACTCCCGGTATCGCCTTCTCAATGGCGTGACGTTCAGCTTCCAGGTCGTGCCAGAGGATCCGGTGTGCCGCCGGATCGATCGTGCGAATCTCCATCAGCTTCGCAACGCGGCCCGCCAAGCTGTCACGCTTCTCGCGGGCAGCATCGACGACGCCGATGGCCGTTGACTTCACAAGCCGCGCCTGGCCGCTCGTCTCGTAACTCACGGTCGAGTAGTCAGTCTCGATCTCGTGCCAGTTGACCTCCATTTCCGGCAATACGTACCCCTCATCGTCGTAGCCAAGATCACTCGGCCGCTGAAGGAATATTCCCCACCCGGCGCACCAAAGCCAGAACTCGCGGCGCTTGTGTTCATGGATCGTCAGCTGATCGGCCTTCTCGGAATTGCGCTTGAAGAACCGCGTCTTCGCTTCGGAGATTTCCATGATTTCCAGGAACCCGGCATAGGCCAGCAATTCAATGAAGTCATTCGGCGCTGGTGTCGCGGTGGCCACGAACCGGAACTTGATATCGCTACCCTCGAAGATCCGCATGAACGCGCGGAACGTCTCGGTACCTCCGAACCCGCGGAGGCAAGCTGCTTCGTCGAGCGAGGTTCCAGTGAACTGCCGCGGATCCAGTTTCCCATCGCGCACAGTCTCATAGTTCGTGAGATAGATCCCGGTGGCCGCACACTCCTCGATGCTGCGAACGAACGTGATCGCAATGCCCAGCTTCCCAGCATCCCGAATAAACTCTTGACGCACGCCGAGCGGAGCGACGATCAGAAACCGGCCGCCCGCGCGTTTGCAAATCAGCCTGGCAATTTCCAACTGCATGAAACTCTTGCCGAGACCGAACGCCGCGAAGATTGCGCGTCGGCCGCCCCTGATGGCCCACAGCACGATGTCCCGCTGGTGCGGCTTAAGCATCGCGTTGATTTCATCTGGCTCGATTGTAGGCCCGAACTCCGGTGAGTTGACCATCTTCGCCCGAAGGAATTCTAGATAGGCTCGTTTCTTCGCTTCCCGTGGATCTTCGCTCACAATCATGCACTCCTCGACCATCCAATCCTGCAACCCGTCCCACGCACCGCGCTTGTCCGGCCCGTCGCCGCGAAGGTACTCGGCGCACGATGCCTGCTCCGTACGGCAACGCTCGATGCTCATACCCACCCGCAGTTTCGCCAGTACCGCTCCCAGCGCCGCTGCTCCACTGTCGGCCCATCGGCGCCGGCCAGCAGGTAGATGATCGTCGTGTGATGCCGCCCGCCGAGCGCCTTTCCGATGCGCGGATAACTCCAGCCATGGCGGCGTAACTCGCTGGCGATCTCACGGCGCGCACTGACCAGGTGCCGCTGGCTGCCCTTGGCCCGGATTGCTTGCGCCGTCGTACTGTACTTCTGGGCAGTGGCGTTCATGATTTGAGTCAACAGCATCATCTCCATCCGTCGGGGATAGACCCCAGCCACTCTTCATGCTCCCGCTTGTTTTCCGCGTGCATCTCCACACCTGGCGGGTCTTCGATGGGCACCCGGTTAATTGTTGGAACCAACCACTGCTCGTATGATGTCCGGCGAAACAAGTTCGCAATCCGCTCCCGCATTCGCTCCTGCCCGGCGCGGAAGCCTACGGCGTAGGCGGCTACCTCATGATCGTGAATCATGTCCGCCTCATTGAACCATTTGGCCAACTCGCCAACCTCCGCATAAGTCAAATCGCTGGGAAGCGCGGCTTGTTCTGGGCAATAGCCGATCCGCGCCGAAAGTGGGATACCTTGGTTCTGCGCTTGTGCCAGCCAGCGCCGAACCTTCACCACGACCAACGGTACTTGGTAAAGGCTGGTCGATTCTTTCCGTTGATTGCTCATATCGCGCCTCGCTTCGCGCCGTGCTCCGGCATCTGGCGCACGCGAACATCCTCTGGCCACTCGGCGGGATCGCCGCCCTTGAGATCGCGTAATGTGAGTGGCCTATGGCACCCGCCTTTCGCTGTGCCGGATTCGTGCTGTTCGCAGGCAAAGCTCCCCACCTGTTTCATGAACACACGTACGCCAGCCGCGCGGCACTGCGCGATGATGCTCCGGGCCCAGGCGAGATCGAACGGTCGCGCGTTCGATCCGCTTTCGCCGCCGACGATCACCCAGTCGAGGCGGTTGCGCGACGTCCCCTTGTTTAGGCTGTCAACTCCCTCAAGTGCTGAGAATGTTCTGAACGAGTGCGCCGCGATTTGCTCCCGGATGCAAGTCAGGTCCACCGACCCCAGCAACGGCTCGGCCGAGATGAACCTCACTGCCGCCGGTGTCTGCAACAGCAGCGGGATTCGCTCGTCGGCGTACTCCTGATTCTCGACACTGACGCCGAGCCAACAATTCGGCAGCGGCCACGGAGTCAGGCCGTAACTCTTGCCGTCCATGCCAACGAACTGAAGCGAGTAGCCCGTGCCGCGCGCTGGCTTTTCAAGAAACGTAATCGACCGGCCAATCCTGATAGCGCAGTCCCGCATCCGCTCGGCTCGCTTTGTGAGCACCTGAAATACGTGCTGCGGGCACAGAGCCATCACGGCGAACACGCGGTCGATCGCCTCATCTGGTAACGATTCGTGGAACAGGTCGGACATCGAGTTCACAAACCACATCGTCGGCTTCTTGCGCCTCAGTGGAACGTCCAGCATGGACTCAATCAGCTCCACCTTTCCGGTGAAGTGCGGCCGCGGATCGCGTTCGGCGAATAGATGGAACGGCTGTCCTTCGCCGCTGAACCGTGCCGATATCTGCTCGGCGTAGCAATTCGCGCAGCCGGGCGAAGCGTGGCAACAGCCGCGCGTTGGGTTCCAGGTCATACCCTGCGCATCGTCTAACTTCACCCATTCGATTTTTGTCTTCCCCATGTTCCTTCTTCATGTGCCTTTGCGCGTGGCACTTACTACACACAACCTGCACTGCGTAATGATGCTCTGCTGCATAACCGAGGTAGTGATCGTACTCGTGTCGCCGCCCCTTGCCAAAATGCCCACAGTCGAAGCACTGAATCTTATTAGGATTCGGAAGAGTTCCAGATCGCACATTGAGATTGACGAGGTGTCGAGCTTGCTTCTTGTCGCCATTCCGTGGCTCCCGCCGTGGCGGACCCATCGGCTTGCGCAGTTCTGGTGGTATCGGAACATACGAGTAAAATGGCTTCCGCCCCGAAGCCGTTCGGCATATTGCCTTGAGTCCATCGCCGCGTGATTGGTCATTGGAAAATTCCGTTCGCAGGTGCCACTCTCCGCAGGCGAAGCAGTATTTCTCGCCGGCCGAGAGATGCTTCTCATAAGCTCTAACGGAAATCCCGATCCTCCCAGCGGCAACCTTAATCGCGCCTTCTCGGGTCTGGGCCATGAGCAATCATACAATGGACGAACTAATCTTGTCCACTGGATGGAAGTCTTAGCCACGCTTCGCCCTCCGCTTCGGCTTTGGCTTGCACCACGCCTCCAGCGCGGCCTTTGCCGCCTGCTCGCTGATGTACTCGCCGATGGATGTACCGCTGCCGTCGCGCTTGTCCTCAGCGCACGCCAGCCAGTGATCATCCGGGTATTTCCTGCGCTCCACGCGCCCGAGAATGCGCCCGTCCACGTCGATGAAACGCCACTCGTCCCAGCCCGTTTTCTCCCAGCGCCGTTTAGCCACGCTTCGCCTCCATCGCCGCCCCCTTCGCATTTGCCCTCCGCTTCGGTTTCGGCTTCGGCTTGCACTTGGCGAGTGCGAGTTCTATCTTCCGCCGCTCCCTGGCTAGTGCGCGCTTGTAGGCGCGGATGAACTTCGGATCGCGGTACAGGGCGGCGAGCGGGCTGGGCTTTGAGCTTGTGATGATCTTCGCCGCCGGGGTGGATGCTTTGCTCACGCCGCCCCCTTCGCCCGCCCGTCGCCGCAGGGGCACCGCTGGGCGCCGATGTAACCGTTTTTCACCGAGTGTTGCTCCAGGTCCTGGCACAAATTTTGCAGGAGCGGCCGCAGATGCGGAGTTTTTTGGAGCGCCCTAAACGCCTCGACTTCCAGGCTGTCCAACTCCTGTTTCGTCATGACGCCTCCCGCATTTCGCTCTCGTTGACGCGCTCCACCAAGCGGCAGTGGCGGCCGTCCAGGTGCAACGTCACGGCGGTATCGCGCGGCCCGTTGCGCTGCTTGGCCACGATAACCGTCACCTCGTTCGGGTCGCCGCCGTTGCGGTTGCGCCGCTCGCGCGCTGGCGCGTGCAGTAGCAGCACAACATCGGCGTCCTGCTCAAGGCTCCCGCTGTCGCGCAAGTCTGCGAGCGTCGGCTTGCGGCTCTCGGTTTCGCTCGATCGGTTCAACTGCGAAAGCGCGATAATCGGAATCTTGTGATCCACCGCCAGCAACTTCAGGCGCCGCGTGATCGCACTGATTTCCTGGTTGCGGTTCTCATGCCGGCCGTGCTGCTGGATCAGGCCGATGTAGTCCACGATCGCCAACTCGCACCGCCCCGTTTTCGTCGCCGGTATCCTGGCGCAAATGTCGGTAAGCTCGAACACGTCCGCGAAGATTTCCAGCGGCGCGTTGTCCAGTTCCGCGAGTATACGCGCGGCCCGGTGACGCTCGGCTGGCTGAAGATTGCCGGCCGCCAGAAACCCGTGCTCGATCAGCGCCTCGGACGAGATGAGGCGCCGCAATAGATCCTCCGCCGGCATTTCGAGCGAGAACATCCGGGCCCGCCGGTCGCGCCGCGCGTTGTACGCCGCGATGTTCAGCGCCATGGTGCTTTTCCCGACGGACGGCCGCGCGGCCACCACGATGAGTTGGCCCGGCCGGAAACCGCCGGCGAGTTCGAAGTTCAGGCGCGGCCACGGCGTCGGTAGCGCATCGTTCGATGGCCTAACGAGCAAGCCGTTCACGCCGCCCTCGACGCGCCCCACAAGCTCGCCGATGGTCCCGCGGTCGGTGTCCGTCGAGAGCGATCGCTCGAGCGCCCGCAGCTTCGTTTGCGCCTCGTGGATCTCATCGACGGCGCCGCTGAATCCCTCGGCTGCGCGTAGGTGAATCAGCGTGCTCAGCCGGTATGCCTGACGGTCGACGGCCTTGCGCCGCAGCACGCGCAGCCAGGGCCCGAGGTTCACGATCCGCACGGAGTCGAACGCCAACTCGCTCAGCGTCCCGGCGAACGGAGGTCGCTCCGCGCCGCGGTCCAGCAGCACGCGGTACACGTTGCCGAGTTCCGGTGAGCCGTGCGCGTCGGCAGCCGCGGCCGCAAGTTGAAAAATAGCGCGGTTGGACTCCACCGCGAAGTCGTCCTCCGCAACGGCCTCCCGAACCTCCGGCCAGACCTCGGCGCCGCGGGAAAGCACGTTCCCGAGCACCCACCGCTCCGTGTCCGCGTCGATGAGCCGCACGGGTAGATCGTCCACCTTCGCCGGGTTACTTTTCGCCACGGATTCTCCCTTCCGCAATTTCGCGTTCCCACCTAGCCTGCGACTCGGCCGTGTTGCGCCGTAGGGTCTCGTCGTAGGGGTCCTCGGAGTCCGCCGGCTCTGGCTCCTCCAGCCAGCGGCGCTCGCGGATGTAGCCGTCCAAGCCGCAGATAACCCCCCGCGACCAGCGGTCGCTACTCGCCCACGTTCCGCCCGGTCGCAACGGCGCCATGATCCGCTCGAATTCGGCCCCCCGCTCGGCTTCTGGCAGTGGCTCCAGGTAATCCAGCAGCAACCCCTCCGACATCGCGCGTTTGATACGGCCTTTTTTCGGGTAAGCCTGCCAGAGCTCCTCGAAGGCATCGTGGAAACCAAACTCGTTCCCCCGCGGTAGTGAAGGAGAGGGTGAAGGTGATGGTGAAGGTGAAGGAGAAGGAGAGGGTGAAGGAGAAGGGGATGATTTTCTGAAATGGTCAACCTGTGGTTGACCTGTGGTTGACCTGTGGTTGACCTTTTCCGTAACCTCTTGTCTTTCTATTCGCTTGCGGACAAGTGCTTTTGAAACACGTTTTTTTCTGCTCAGAATTGAGTTGCGCACTCGCAACGCCTTTTCGTTGATAAATTCCCGCGGATTTTTCGGATTCGGTACGAACTTGTACGCCATCTCGGGCCATAATTTCTCAACTTCGGCGACGCTACAGTTGCCGATTCCGGCCTGGAGAATGGGGTCCGCCGGGATAGAACCCTCGGCTATGTGGTAGTCCAGAAACTCACGGTACAAACCGCGGGCCGCGAGCGACATCTTGAGTCTTGCGATGGAGTTCCGCCAGTCCTGCACATACCACGGGTAGGAATGGACTGGGAACTTTCGACCTGGTGCCAATTCAACCCCCTTGCTGGGTTCGCCGGCGGCCGGGAGAGCAAGGCCCCCGGCCGTGGAATCCGGCTTCATTTCTGGCACTGCGGTAGCGAGCCGCAGTGTTACTCCAGAAACTATTATGTAGCCTAACAGCTTTCCGTGCAACAAGTTTGTGCGGAATTGTTTCATTCACGGCCGGGCCTTTCCGATGGTGGCGCACCCGTTGCGCGCCTCAGCGTAAAACGTGTCAGGCTTAAACACCCGCGCGATGTGCTGGGCCAACGGGAACGGTATCTTCGCGATCATCGCGCTGGCGGCTTTGCGGGCCGCGGAGCGCGAGTTGAAGCGCCGCGTTATACAGCCGGTTTCTCGGTAGTCGGGCCGCGTCCCGTCCTCGCGCTCGTCGCTGAACCACCCGCCACCGTGGCCCTTGCGACCGTTCACCGGATTCTGCCCGTGGCCGCTTCCCGTGTTGTGCGCTTGGGCGAACCAACTGCCGCCGTTGTTCTTGATCCGCTTCTCGGCTGTCGAATTGAACGCTTCCGCTTTGTACCCAGGTTTATCGGAGCCACTCCAGTTCAGGGCTGGAACCTTCACGGCAGCCCGAGTAATCGGCATCAGCGCTGGCACGTCGCCCCACAGGTAGAAGCTCCCGTAGTGCCACCGGGCCGAGCCCACCCACGGCTGCGCGCCCTTCACGTTCTCAACGATCAGCGGAATGTGGCGGCCCGCAGCATCGCTCGCCTCGCGCTGGATGCGGAAACAGGCATCGAACAGCGCGTTATCCGGCGGCGGCAGCGCCTTGGCCCGCTTCCACGGCATTGCGCGGTAGCTGTACGCCTGACACGGCGGACTCGCCACGATCACTGCGGCGTCGCGGAACTGCGAGCCGTGGAGCGTCAGCACGTCCTGAAGCACGATTTGTGCTGGATACCGATGCTCGCCGTACACGTGGCGCTCAATGTCGAAGCCCACCACGTCGTAGCCTTCGGCGAGGAAACCTTCAGCCCAACCGCCGAGGCCGCAGAATAGGTTAATGCAGAGCGGCGTCATGTGAGTCACGGCCGGGCCTTTCGAGTGTCCGCAGCGTCTTCCACGTCGCGCATCAGCCGGGAGGCTTCCTCATCCGTCAGCCAGCGCTCCGGCTCGCATCCGAACGGGCAAGCCATTGAGCGGACGACGCCCCACAACCGGCAGATTACCGGGCGCTGCTCATAGGAGCGACACAGGCCGGTCTCCTGCGACAACACCGGACAGGAAAGCGTATCTGGGTTGAGAATAAATACGGATGAGTCATCGCGCGCGATGACCGGCAGCGGGCTGCCCATCCGCCGCCACTCCAGCGGAGTCATGCCGATCGGCCCGCAAGCCTCCTGGCACTTGCGCTGGCAATTCAGCTTCGGTATGCGGCTGTAGGTCATTGCTAAGTCGCTCACAACTTCACCGCCTTTCCGTCAGTGGCGGCTTCGTCGGCGGGCGCGCTGGGCGCGGGCGGGTCTTCGATGGGTTATAATCTTCAGGGCTTAGCATGTACCGTGCCACCAGAAAATCGCAGATCGCCTTTGCCCGTTCATCCACGCCGCACCTCCTCCAGCGCCTCTCGATAGCGCTCCCTCGACCGCCACAGAGCTGGCACCGCCTCGCGCACCGTCCACCGGCCCACCGCCTGGCAGTGCTGTAGCACGCACACGGCGAGCGCCAGCGGGCCAAGGCCGGCGCGTAGGCAGAGCAGGCCGTAGGCCAGCAGCGCAGCGGAAGCGAGTGTGGTTTTCATCCGATGATCTCCACCGTCACCTCGATCCGCGGCTTGCTGGCGTCCTTGCGCAGCCGCGAGCCATCCCAACTTATGATCAGTTTGTCGTCCTCGATGATCCCCGCGCCGTCACGCGCCTGACGAGTCCCACCCGGCGACATGCGCGGCGCTTGCAGCCAGTCGCCAAGCGCTTGCAGGTGGCCCGCGAGGTCGCCGACCAGCACGCGGCGGTAGAACAGCGCCGTCACCTGGACCGGCTCCGTGATCGGCAGCGCGACGCCGCGCGCCTCGATGCCGTTGCGGATGGTCGCGGCCTGTATCATGGCGTCCTTGAACCACTGCTCGTGTTCTGCGGACGGCAGCACCTTGGACCATCCGCCCTTGCCTCGGCACTTCGCACACTTGCCGTTTAGGACCATTCCGGTTGAGCTACACACCTTGCACGGGAACCGCACGATGCGCTGCGAAGTTTTCTTCGTGCGCGGGTCGCCGAAGATGGCGAACTTCACCGCCAACTGGGCGCCGTGGTCAAGGGCGAGTGTCATCTACTCTTCTCGCGCTGGCGCTTTTTACCATTCCTCGCCGTCTTCCCGGTCTATGTCCCGTCCACAGGTTTTGCAGCGCGTGAATCCACCGGATTGTGGGTCGATAAACTCCTCATCATCGTGGTAGCCGCGTTCGTAACAAATACGCTGCTCTTTGGTAAGTTCGTCGTTCACGTTGACACCTTTTCCTTTGTCGCTCCGATCATCGCGCAGCCCAAAGCCCCGGGTGTGAGTTGGGTCTGCGCCACAGCCACAACCGGAGCGCCAGAGAGCGGCTCGTTCCAGTGGAGGCGTCGCGTCTGCCGCCAACTAACCCCCGCAATCCCGGCAGGAACCGGGGGCGACCCTTCCGTACACCAAGCCGCTCTCTCGCACTCAGCCTTGCTCCTTCGCTTGCACTACTTGATCTCCATATGCGAGCCACGGGGTTCCAGCCGCGCGCCGGCCACGCGAGCCTTACCGTCACCATCACATCCGTCGCACCTTACTGGCTCCGTGAAGCTGGCCCGTAATCCCGAACCGCGGCATTCAGAACATACTCCAGCTAGCGCATCCCGTACCGCTTTCTTAACCACCAGCCGTTCAACGGCGAATTCCGCGGCGCGCAGATCGGGTGCCGACAACGCCGGGCACGCCCGTAGGATCGCGGCCCACATGCTGCTGGATACTCGAATGTGGTACTCGCACAGTTCATCCGGGACAAGGCTTTCGTCGTACACCACGAGCGGCGCAAGCCCGCCATTCCCCTTCAGCGCCAGGGCGCCGGTGTTGCCCTCCAGCCGCTTGACCTTGAATGTCTCCATGACGGCTTGGCACATCGCCTTGAGCCGGTCCACGCGGTTCGCCCACATGCGCGCTCGAGTGGCTTGGCGCTCGGATTCGTCCTTCGCGGCGGCGGCCATGACTTCGCAGTGCCGGAGATAGGACCGGATGCCGTCCACCTTGCGGATCTCCCGCTTCAGGTACTCCGTGATCTGCGCATCGCAGGCATCGCGCTCATCCGGCGTAAGGTCTTCCGACTCACGGAAGGCCATCAGTTCGACGAGCTCTGTCTCCAGTTGAAACAGGCTCAGCGAGTGGTCGGTGGTGGTGACGGCGACGGTTGTCATGAAACGGCATCCTCCACCGTCACGCCGGGTTGCCGCAACACTTCGCCGACAACTTCACGCCTCTTGGTGAGTTGCTTCACCGCCTGCCGGTGCAACTCCTGCATGATCCGCAAGGCGATTCCCTGCTCGCCGACTGACATCGAGGCGAACAAATCGTAAAAAGTCTCGTCAACCGTTTTCGCTCGTCTCCCCATGGTTCTCCAGTTCAAAACGGACACGTGCAGTTAATCTCTAGCTCGCCGCAATTTTCGCAGCGCTCGGCGGACGATGATTCAATTGCCGGGGCCTCGGCGAGCTTGATCACCATGAGCGGGCGCCGCTGTGTTGTACGAATGGCTTTCATCGCGGCATCTTCGGTGCAGGGCACGATACGGTAGATCGAACCAGCCCCGACCAACACGGTAAAAGGTGGAATCGCGGGAACCTTGACGACGCTGCCAGCCGGGACGCGCTGGTCGCCAATCCACTCCGACTGGTCAAGCGTCTGCTCTTCCTCCCTAAGGCCGGGACTGTCGATGCGAAACAGCACAGTGCCACCGTAAGCCTCCGTGGTCACGTGGCCGATGTGCGACTGGTGGCCCATCACTTCAACCTTCGCCCACCCGTTGAAACTCGCTTGGTTCTCATCCATGGTTCACCCTCAAGACGCCACGGCGGTTTCTATCTTCTGCGCCGCTTCCCACATATCGATAATCAAGTCCTTAATCTCGCCCTTGGTTTCGTCTCGCTTCGGGTGTTTCTCCCGAAAGGCGCTTACGCAGTCGTTGTAGATATTCAAGCCGCGCTCGCCGCCGCGATGCACGAGTTCGTTTTCCATGTGGCGGAATGCTTCCTTGATCCGGCTGCTGTCTGCGTCGATGGCAATGAAGAACTGCACCAGTTCGGCGGGTATGGATCGCCCAGACGGATGTACGCTCGCGGCGGCAGACTCCGCACCCAGACGCGGCGACTCAGCCACTCTCCTGGTTTGCGGCGGCGGTTCCTGCTCAGACGGGCGCCCATTCTGTGGTGGCGGTTCATCCTGGCCCGACGCCGGCGGCGGGCTGTCGTCTCCGCCGAAGTCCTCGACGTCCTGCGTGAAGGCGTCAGAGCAATTGGTCACCACCAGCACCGCGGCCACCAGCGCACGCTTCTGTGCGATCTTCTGGCACGTGTTGATAACGTCGGCGACGTCGGGGTTGGGAATACGGTAGAGCGTCGTGTCGACCGTGATCTCCCACCCGCTGAACTCTTTCGTGCCGAGCTTCCGGCCCTCGACGAACTTTGCCGTCTTGGCAGTGATGGCGTCGGTGAATGCCTGCCAATACTCGGGAGCCTTGCCGTACTTGCCGTCGGTGCGCTTGGCCTCGATGGCGAACAGCGGTTCGAATGTCGTACGCTGTCCGCCGCGTATGGGCAGGTTCTTAAAGTCTGGCCGCTGCTGCGCGACCGTGGCCTCAACCCATCGATACCGGTACTTCGATTCCCACGAGTTGCACGAGCCGATGGCCTCGCCCGCCACTCTGCCGCCGCGGGTCAGGATGCAGCGGTACTCGTAATAGAACAGCGGCTCTCCGTGCTCCTTGCCGGTCCAGTCCTCGATGACGGTTTCCTTGATGTACTTCGGCGCCAGTCCGAAGATGCTGGACAACTTCTCGGCTCCCGGCTTGAGCAGGACTTTCTTCTTTTCCTTGCGAGTGTCGCCGGGCATCGGGCCGTAGTCCTCGCCCTCGCGCATCACCTTACTGATGTACTCGTTGATTCTCTCTTTGCGTTGCACGGCCTGCTCGACCGTGAGCAGTGGCAGGAAATCTTCGGCCCGCACCGGTTCGGCGGACTCCCGCCGCACAAGCGCGCTGCTCGTTACGTCTTCGTAGGTTACTTCTAAATCTTTTGGCATATTATTCCTCTATTCGTCGTCACTGAGGCCGTGGATGAAAATGCGGGTTACTCCATCCATGACACACATCCTTGCGTTGAGCAGCGCCCGTGCATGTGGCCGTTGTACGATGCCACAGAGTACCGGAGCGTGCCAACGGCGCAAGCTGGGCACGGAACCGCACCAGCGCCACCGTGCCCCTTGCCGAAGCCTTTGGCCTTCGCGTCATCCTTCGCAGCATGCGCGCATTGCTCGTGCGCTCCACGGACAGGATCCGCTCGTCGGCTTCCTTCTCGGCGTCTTCCCGGCTCATGATCTCGAACCGGTCGCAGGCCCACGTCTCGCGACCGTTGATAAACTTCGGGATACACGGCATCGTCAGCTCTTTAGAATTCTGATAAGCCACGCCAGCACTGCAGGTCTTGTTCTGGATGCCGTTAAAATGCCGACAGGATTCAAGCTCGGATTTTATGAATTGTTCACGCAGGGTCATCGCCCGATCTCCTCCAGGGCTTTATCAGCGCCGGACTTAGCGAATACGACGCCGTGTTTGATCGAGTAGAGCATTCGCACGGCTATCGCCAGCTTGTGCTCCGCTCCTTCCGCCCGGCGCCGCAGCCTGTCGCGCTTGTCGATGTCCAGGAGGCAGGCGGGGCAGCGCTCGTATAACATGCACTTGTCGGCGAGTTCCGTGATGCCAGCGCAGAGCCTTTCCTTTAGGCAGGCTTCACACCAGCGCTCCTCGCAGCGACCTGTGACGTTGTAATCGCAGAACGTGAGGCGGTCGGGCAGAAGCCACTCGCCGCAGCCGCAACGCACGTAGCCCTTCGCGCGCCACTCCTCGTCGGTCGGCACGTCGCGCTCGTCCACGCCGAGGTCGTCAGGCATTTGATCCGCCTTCAACGACAGACGGGTGGTACTGGAGAATAAAGTCCTGCAAGCTGAAAATTTCCTTGCCATCCTCGGTCTTCGGATAGTGGCAGGCGCGACCGGGCCAACCGCAAGAACCGCAACGCCCTTCGCCATGTTGAAGCCCATACTCGAATCCACCGAGCAACGCAGCCATCATCCCGCCTTGAACCTTGCCGCACTTAAGGCACTTTCCTTCTTCGTTTGGCTCGGCGAACATAGAGAAGTATTCACGTAGTGCGATTTGCGCGTCCAGGTCCAATGTCTCAAGGCCATTCAGTAGTTTCTCCGGCGTCATGCGCGGAACGCTGTTGCTCACGCCGAGGTCGTAGCGCTCGGGGTCAGGGTTGGGCATCACTCTTCCACCACGATCACGCGACCGGGGGCCATCTCCTCGGCTTCCTGAATCGGATCGCGCTTCAGTTGCTCAGCGAAAGGAATTGGCGAGACTTCGTGCTGCTGGCCAAACTCTTCCGCGTAGAACTCCAGCCGCTCTCGAAAGTTCTGCGGGGTGACCTCAGCGCAATCGACCGATCTTTGCTTCAGCCACGGAAGGGACTCCTCAAACCACGCCTGCGAGTCTCTGCAAGCGCGCGGAATCTGATGTGTGAATATCGGCACACCACCATGCAGGAATCTGAGTGCCCCGTAGAGATCCTCAAGCGGGCACATCAGCTTGCCGGTATAGACGGACAGGATCTGACCAATCGTGAATGTCACCGCGCCACCTCCCGCAGAATCCACAGCGCCGCCATCGTGCACAGCGCGGCAAACTCAATCCACGCCATATTTCGATAGGCGTCGCGCTCGGCGAGTAGGCGCAGGCGGTTCGCCTCCTCCATGCGACGCGCCTCAAGGAAGGCGTCGGGATCGGTCGGTAGTAGGTTCGCTTTACTCAGCAGCATTTACGTCTCTCCCCTTGCCATAGTCATCCGAACTTCAGCCGCGCATCCTCGGCCCGCCAGCCGCAGCGCCAGCGCTCGGCCAGATACCGGCTGTAGCTCCACGGGTTGCGCTCAATCGGCACGCCGGCACGCCGCGCGAGTTCGCCCTGCTCGTAGGCGTGGTTAGACGCGCCCAACTTGCGGCAGTCGGTGGCTTGGGCGAGGCTGAAGTGGCGTCTCATATCCCGAATACCTGTTGTGGCGCCGCTACAATAGGGTTTGCCTGCCCATCACGGAGCTTTGCGGCCATCTTGTACGCGCGACCGCCAATGTCATTCATCGATGAGAGCCGGTCCTCGTGCCACTTCCGCCGCCAGAGTTCGCGCTTATCTGGATCGTCGATCAAGTCCAATCCGGCCCGGTAAGTTTCCCGGTCCTCTCCGCGCCCTATCAGGCATGAATCGAAGCACTCCGCAAGTTCGGCGCGCTTGGCGGCGTCGGTGGTAACGCGGTCTACTACCGACTCGAGCCCCTCGCCCAGGAATTGCTGGCACCATTTTTCCGTGCCACCAAACAAGAACATCGGAACCCCTGCGGCATCGTCGCTATTGAGTGGCTTAAAGGAGTACTGGCCTCGCCCGAGAAAGAGACAGGCTACCAGGGCGACGTCCAGAGATTTCGCCTCGATAGTGTACGGGTCGCTCATGTTGATGATTTCGTAAAGCACTACATCGACCTCCGCAACGTCTCAGCCTGCCCGCGCGAAATGCCGACGGCCACCAACTTGCCGCCAATCCTGATGCTCAGAATGTCGCTCGGCGATACCGCAATCTCGGCAGCCACCCACCGCGCCAGGTTGTTCCGCGCCGACTCGCGCAGCAGTGTGCGGGCGCGGATGGCCGACGCGCAGTCGGGCTGGTGGGCGTCGAGTGGGGCGTGGCAGTCGGTGCAGGTCATGGTCAGCCTCGCACGAGCGGCGCTCTTAGCGTCCGCAATTTCTCATGCCCTGATTCTTCGCCGAGAATCGCGGCGACGTTCTTCCACTGCGCGCTGAATTCCTTTATGGCAACGCGGCGTCCATGCCCTTGCGGGCGTTCGACAATGCGCGCAATGGCGGAGCGGACAGTTTCTATTTTTTGCTCAATGGTCATCGGAAAACCCTCAGGTAACTGGCGGCCGGAAAATGTCTCGTAAACCAGCCGCCAGCCTTGCGTGCGAGCGTCGGAGGAGCGCCCACAGTTTGCAAGATCCCAACTGGTGCCCCGCGTCTCACGTGTGTCGCCCGGAGCACCAGCTCGAATCTCCCGCCGCTCTCCGCAGGGCAGCGGGGTCAAGGAAAATCAGGCCGCCTTGCCGAGCAGCACAGCCGCGCCAGTTCCAGCGGCGATCGCGGCCACGGCGTCGTTGAATGCCTGCTCGGTCACCTTGTGCGGCCGGAGTAAGTCGTACCAGAGCACAAGCTTCTGTTCCTGGATGCGATAGCGGAGCCGCGCCGTCACCTCCGCGATCTCAACACCCTGATACGGAACCAGTCGGAGTTTGAACTCTTCCGGGACGACGAGCTTATCCTTGCCGACCGTTGCTGCCGACTCTTCCTGGTAGGTCAGCGTGGTCCAGCCGTCGCTCAGTCGCTTGCCGCTAACGAAGTAGACGCCCTTCGTTGCCTCCAGCCGCAGGGCCAAATCGAGCAGCGCCGCGCTGTTAACGACATCCGGCGCGTTGTCTTCGATGAACTGCGCGAACCCCTCCTGCGTCTTCCGCTTGCCGTTATCCGCGAGCCACGTCGCCCACTCGACGGTTGGCATCAGCGAGAAAGTCACCGTGTGCTGACGCCACCCGGCATCGCCACCAGCCTTGTGATAGTCGATAACGGCAATCACGTTTTGCGTCGTCGTGTCGGCGAACATGATGCTGGTGTTTTCGCTCGCGTATCGTTTCCAATAGGCAACGAACGTGGCCACGTCGTGCGCGTTCACTTGCGCCTTTGCGCGCCGCGGAGCCGGCAGGAATCCGTTGATGATGGGTTCCAGCGGTGCAACCGTCCAGCCTTGCGGAACAAGCATCACTTCCGTGATTCCAGCAGCCGGCGTCGGAGCGGCCCCCGCAGCGCGTCCAATCTTCAGGATCTCGCTGAGAACCTGGCTATCAATTTCCATTCTGCTTGTCCTTCTTTCCTGCGTTCTGAACTTCCAACTCCATCGCGATCTGGCGCGGGTCGTCGCGGCTCAACGTCGCGTCATCGAGCAGGTGGAAGATGGTGGAGTCCGGCGTCTCCGTGGGCTCCAGAATCTTGCACGTGCCGGTGATCTTGACCTGTGTCACCTTGAAATCCTTGATCTTCTGCGGCTCGATGTCGAGAGTTAGGGTTAGCTTCCCCTTCTTACCGGTGTCCCGCACTGCGGCCAAGACCTTCTCCATGTCGCGGTGAAGGTCATGCGCCACTTGTCCGTTGCTGAGTTCGATCAATGCTTGAATGAAATCCATATTTCTCCTCACCACTCGGAAGGCTCTGGCATCTGGTCGCCCGATTCGAAGGCGCGCTGTTCTGCGCGATGGCGTGCCGACCGCGCCTCGCGGGCCTCCTACTCTTCGCGCTCCTCGCGCCGCCGTTCATCGTCGCGGCGCTCGGCATCGAAGCCGCGCATGTAGGCTTCGGCGCAAGCATCAACATTTCTGTCCCAATATTTTTGATGGTCGTAGCCGTAGGAGCCGCGGCGACGAAAATCATCGCGGCCCTCGCGCTCATGCTCACGCTCACGCTCGTTGTCGCACCATGATCGCCACATCGCCATTATCCTCAGAACTTCGCCATGATCCACCCGCCCCCGATCACCAGCGCGGCCAGCCCGATTACGAACAGCACGAACTCGCACCGCTCGGCCCGCCGCTTCCAGAAGTCCTCACGCTCGCACGCGGCCCTGTGCTGGCGCTCGGAGTCCAGCAGCGCGTTTTCTACGCACTCCAGTCGGCGCAGGATGCCTGTCGCGTCCGGCACGTCGGCACCACGGATGCCAACCGAGACGCTCTTCACGCCAGGGATGGTTTCCCATTGACCATCCTTGCCGCGGACTTGCAGCTTCGGCGCGTTCGCCATGATGCCGCCGCCCTCGTCGTGCGCTTCGCCGTCACGCGCGCCTGTCCGCAACTCGCCGGTCGCCAGCGAGCGCTCCATGTCGGCGTCAAGGCTGCGGAGCCAACGGTGATCCTGTGCGGAGCGGTCCATGGCGTCTCCCTTAAAACGGTGGCACTAGAATCGCGCCCACAGGCGCCGCTGCCGGGTCGTACCGGCTCAGGTGGCCGAAATTGCCCTCCAGCCCCGGCGCGATCTCAATGTTCGGCATCAGCGCGCTCGGCACCCAGGTGTAGCCATAGGATCGGCGCAGGGCCATCACTTTCGCGGCGTCCTGCTGAGCAACGTCCACCGGGTGGTCGATGATCTGGCCGGCCTTCGCCAGCGCGATCGCCTTCTCGATGCGGTCGCGGTCGTCGTCATTCGTGCGTAGCGCCAGCACTTCCGCCGTCAGCTCCTGCACAACCGGCCCGGCCTCAGTCATCACGGCCCGCTGCTTGTACGGGTCAATAGTATTCCAGTCAATCACCGGCCACTCTCCTTTCGTTCTCGCTTCGCGAGCAACTCTTCAATGAACCGCACCCGCTCCGGGTCGTCCTCGCTGGTCTGCCCGATGCCGGGCTTCTTCTTGCTCTTTCGCATTTCGCCCAAGCGGTAGATGCCTTCCGTCTCACGACTGAAAATGTCGCGGTCGATCAGGGCGCTCATCACAGCCTCGCCAGCCGTATCGCCGTGATCGCGGACACGGCGGCAAGAATGAACCAGAGCGCGATGGCGGTCATTCCAGCCTCTCTATGAGCAGGTCGATTTCGGCAACTTTCTCGTGATCTTTAACCGTTGCATTTTGTGTCAAGTTGCGAGATAAAAGTAGGCTATTGAGGATTAACTCCCGCTCCCGCACGCTCAGCTCGACCTGGTAGGTGACTTCAGCCACGGGCCTCCTCCCGGATCGCTGGCACTCGCACCCGCTCGCCCTTCGCGTTTCGCGTCCACGGCATCGTGGTCACGGCCACGTGCGGGCACTCGTCGGTTTCGACGTAGCGCCGGATGGCCGCCTTGGACCGGCGACGCAGATCACGGATGCGTGCGTTCGCTTTCACGCCGCACCCTCCCGGAAGTCCTGCTCCACGCTGGCGACGGCCTCGGCCTCGATGCTCATAGCCTCACCAAGAGCACGGCGACAATCAGAGAGCAGACCGCGAAGACGATGATAATGCTCATGCCGCCCTGCCTTCCCGCGCGAGCAATTGCCGCGCGCGCCGTTCCAGTGCCCGGCGAATTCGCGCCGACTTCGTGCCGCCGCTCAACACCAGCGAGATTGCTGTCTGCGATACGCCTATGTCACGGGCCAGCTTGACACCAGCACCTCGGTTGCGGCTGAAAACCTCGCGAATCTTCTCCGGCGTCAACGCCTGTTCAGTTTCCATAAGTAATACTTTACGTATTGAACTTTACTACAGGGCGGGAGCGAAATCAAGAGGAAAACTAGGGCGAGGCGGCTGGTGGCGCGTAAACTATAGTAGGGATAGGAAATAAAGTTTACCGATTTCTCTTGACGCTGTTTGTGCAAACTGCTATAGTGGAAGCATGGAAAACGTAATGTACCGGCTGAGATCACTGGTTGATGAATCCCTGAATGTCAACTTCGAGTGCTTTGAGGATATGCTTGCGCACGTCGGAGCCAACTCCGTTAGCGGTGACGACGCCGTGATGGAAGAGTGGGTTGACGACCGGGAGGCACCGCCGAATTCAGGCTGGCGGGTGATAGAGTCATGACCCGCGCCATTGCCTACGCCGCCGCGACGGACGCGGGGAACCGCACGTATTCGTGGACGGCAACGCAGAACACCGGCGTGCTTTGCGGCGGAGTCCCAGACTGGGCCACTGGCACAGTTGCAGCGCCTGACAGAGAGTCGGCGCTGAATGACGTCCGCTGGACCCTCCGCGCCCGCAAGGCTAGCGGACTAGCGCCCCGCAGCGCGACGTACAGTATCGAAATGCACGAGGTGCGGTCATGACACCCTTCGCCGACGCGACGCAGGCGCGTACATGGATCAACCGCAACGCGGGAGACCGAGAAGTAACCATACTCCTGCCCAACCGACTTGCGATGAGCACGCATTCCTGGTACAGCACGATGTATTTCCGCGTGCCGGAGGTGCGGTCATGAGCGACTATTGCAACTGCTGCACAACGAACGGCGAGTATATTCGACAGCATTATGATCCCGACGCGCAGACACGGCACGATGAGTGCCCCGAGGACGTGCTAGAAATATTCCGCGCGTGTAGCGACCCTGATTTATCCTGCCCGCTCACATTGCGCGATGTTGAGCGGTATCTGGAAGAACTCGCGCTGGAGGCCCGCACTACGCCCCGCAGCGCAGGCAGGCGGTACTGGTGAGAAAACTATCGAAACGCACGGCCCGCCGCATGGCCCGCGCACGCAAGACGCACGGCGGCGGCCGGCCGCGTGTGCCGCGCCCCTGCCCGAAGTGCGGCGTTGCGTGCGCGTCCACGCGGGCGGCACTGGGGCATTGCTAGGGGATTTGCACGACGAACGGCGTCTTGCTTGGCCACGCGCCGAGCACCAGGCCACCCGCGCAGCGCCGCGCGCCAGCGGGAGCCAGCACGTACACCGTATCCGGTTCCACCCACGGGCCCAGCGCCGCCGGGCTTGCGCCGCTGCTATCGAGCCAGTGTGTCGCGCGGTCCACGAATGGCAGTGCTGCCGCGGTCGCGCCTCGTATGGCCACGCTTGCCGTGATGAGGTCGGCCGCCATGGCCGCGTTCAGCCCGAGTAGCGCGACTTCTAGCCCACGGACGGCCCAGTAGCGCTTTGACTTCTCACGGCTCCGCTGGAACACATACGGCGTCAACGGTGGCGCGATGAGGTTGAGCTTTCGCCCGACCGCCGCGCGTACTTCAGAGCCGCTGATCTCCCGCGGCGCGGCTGAAGCGTTGCACACGTCTACGGAGTAGAGCGCGATCCCGCGCAGCTTGGACAGCGCGACGGCGGCGAGAGCTTCGCCGGGCTGGTGGTTGACCACGATTTCAACGGCGGCGGGAGGTGATCCAGGATCAACAGTTGATCTAGGATCCGTGGCCTGGAATGCGGCTGGCGGTAGGTCGAAGCGCTGGGCGAGGAGTGGGAGGACGAGCGCGAGGAATAAAGACTTCATGCGGGCGTCGGATCACCGGGCGGGTTTCTCAAGCGAAATTGCCTTCCGCAGATTTCGCAGACTTCCTGCTGCCAGTGCCAGCGCCTGTTCTCTTCGGCAAACTGTGCCTTTTGCTGCGGGGTTCTCAGGAAACCGCTAAGTTCCAGCGTGGACACCCAGCGTTTTCTGTGTTCTCTTCCAACGATGCCGCGGCACCAGCGTTTCGTGTCTTTGCGCGGACGCGATCGCGGAGTTTCTGGGATGTCTCTGATAATCTTCGGGCCATCCCATCCGCGAATCTCAGTTGATTTTGGTCCGATAGGCATTGGGAGATTGGTGTTGAGCCTGCGGAGCGGGGCAGCGTGGAACAACAGGCTAGCACCCATCCATGCTGCCCTTTATCGGCCCGACTGTAGATTTGAGTATAGGCTCAAGCTGCAACCGGCGCAACCGTCGGCGCGCGCTCCTGCACGAGCCACTGGCACGGCTCATCGCCCAGCGTGCGCACAAGCTGCTCCTGGTCGCCGTCCGCGAGCCGCAGACAGCCATGCGTCGGTCTCAGCTTGCCTTGCGCGTTGAGGGCGCCGCCATGCGCCAGAAGGCCGCGCCGCCCGTTGCGCTCGGCGATTGCCGCATCCCCGCCGGTCGGGTCGAGCCGCACGACGGGATGCGGGCCGTAGGTATGAAGTGATAGGAGCACGCCGTTGACTCGCCCGGAATACGTACCCATCGGCAGATCGCCGCCGATGCGCAGCGGGTCGCGCTCCGGGTTGCCGTTCTGCGCGGCGTAGGCGTTGTCAGACTTGCCGTAGCAGGCACAGGCGAACAGGACGGTATCGTCGCTGAGAACTTCGAGCATACCGAGTTGATGGCGGTCGCGCGGGAGTGTGACGCGGACCAGCATCAGAAGCTATCCCGCACGCCTGGGCGTATCTCAAAGTCTCCCGTGGCCAGTAACTCTGGTTCCTCGCCGGCTGCATCGGTGATTGTCAGCTCGTACTTGTAGATGACGGGCTTCGTCGGCCGCTCGACGGCGGACGTGTCGGCGGCCAGTATGTCGATCGTGCCGATACCCGCGGGCGCGTCGGTCATCTCGATTCCATCCCCGCTGTCACTGGTCCGGGTGAACAGGATTTCACTATCAGAGGAACTGTACGATGGCTTGACGGTGAACCAGAGCTTCCCGCCCAGCGCGACCGGATCGAGCGGCGCCCCGAGCGCGTTCACGAGCGTCATCCCCAACTGCTCATGCCGCTGCCAGTAGATGTAGAGATTCCGTATCAGCATGTGCGCTCAATCTCGGCGTATGGCATTGTGAACCTGACAGCACTTTCAAGTGGCGAGAGCAGACCGGTAGCGGTGAATAGCGTGAGCCGTGCGCAGCCGCCGCGCCAGCCCGGCTGACCGCCCCGAAGATAGGCCGCGAGCGAGTCACTGACCGAGAGGATGGAATTACCTTCAAGGTACGCGAAGGTGAAGTGCGCGACGCTTTCATGTGTACGGGCGTAGGCCGGCTGCTGTGGCGCCAGCGGTTCGAGGACGTACAGGAAAGCAGCCTTCGCGTCGGTCACAATCTCGGCCGCCATGACGAAAGCTGTCTGGGAGTCGGAGATGGCCTGGAGCGCTGAAAGGTAGGCTGCCTGGGCGTCGACCAGCGCCTCCTGCGCGGCTGTGGACGCGGATTGAGCGTCCGCCACGGACTCGGATCCGACCAAGTATCCGGACTGCGCGTCGGCGACCGGCTCGAGCGTGGCGAGGTACGCAGCCTGCGCGTCCGCCACCGCCTCCGCTGCGAGTATTAATGCCGCCTGGGCGTCGGCGACCGTCTCCAGCGCTGCGGTATACGCCGCCTGCTGATCCAGCGCGCCCTCAACGGCGGCGACAAACCCCGCCTGCTGCAACGCCAGGCTCTCTCGCGCTCCCAGGAAGGCCGGTTGCGAGTCGGCAATGGACTCGTGGCCGGCGAGGAATCCCGGATGCTGCCGGGTGATTATCTCCAAACCTGCGAGGTATACCGCCTGCTGTACAGCCAGGCTCTCGAGCGCGGCCAGGAATCCGAACTGCTGCGCGATGGCGCCCTCGACGGCGGCCAGGTACGCCGGCTGCTGCGCGGCCAGGGTTTCGAGCGCGTCCAAATACGCCGGGTTGCTGTCGGCCAGTGCTTCGAGCGCCGCCAGGAATCCAGGCTGTTGCTCAATGACGCTCTCAAGGGCTGCAAGGTATGCAGCTTGCTGTGCCGCCACGGACTGAAGCGCCGCGAGATAAGCCGGTTGCTGGTCGGCGGCACCCTCGATTGCGCTCAGGTAGAGCGGCTGTTGGGCAGAGAGCGATTCGAGAGCGTCGAGGTACGCTGGCTGATTGTCGGAAAGAGCTTCGAGGGTAGTGAGGTAGGCTGCCTGCTGGAGAGCTAGAGATTCAAGCCCGGCAAGATAGGCCGACTGTTGCCGCGCGACGGCTTCCAGCGAAGACAGGAACGCCGCTTGCTGCGCGGCGACGGCTTCATGTGCGACGAGGAAGCCGGACTGCTGCGCCGCCATCGATTCGAGCGTCGCCAGGAAAGAAGATTGTTGGTCCGCGATGGCTTCCAGCGTCGTGAGGTATGCTGGCTGCTGAGCCGCAATCGCTTCCAGGGCATCAAGGAACGCCGCGGTCGCGTCCGTGACTGCTTCATGGGCCGCCAGGTAGCTCGGCTGTGCATCGGCGACATTCTCATGCCCAGCGACAAACAGTGACCGCTGTACTGCGGCGGCTTCCTTGGCGGCAAGAAAGGAAGACTGCGCATCGGCGAGGGATTCCAGTGCATCCACAAATGCAGCCTGAGCCGCACTAATCGACTCGGCACCGGCGACTGGAATGCCGTGCGCCAGGAACGGACTGCGCCGCTGGAAGAAACTCATGCTATCTCGCTAGACCGGGGGCGAATGGACGGGGACGGGTGGCCCTAGAAAGGTAGACGTGAGATCCCGGCCCCCAGGATGCTAAAGCCAATAGATCAAAATTGGACGTTGACCAATCTACGGCGACAGCTAAGGCAGAGTTAGCACTGGCGAAGTTGTCACTCGCCCCAGTAGCGCTAGATGCTTCAACGTCAGCGTCATAGTTCTCCGTAATACCCGTCCAAGCCGCCGTAGAAGCGGCGTTTGCTGTGGTCGAGACACCGACCACAAAGCCGCCCGCCGCAACTGCTATTGTGGCAGAAGGATCAGTAACAGAGGATGTCTTGGTATCGGTAAGCACTGGCGCGGCATCCGTGCTGTATGCGCCGATGAACGCCCGAAGCATCGTAGTGCTGAATACAACGACGATGTCTCCAGTGGTACCGGTTGGAACGCTCGCTATCGCCAGCCCTACACAATGAGAGTTAGGGCTATCGTTTCTTGTAACCTGAACCGCGATGCTCGCCGTGACTCCGCCAACAGTAACGCTGGTGATCGATGAATCAATTGAGCCAACGCGGCCCATTACAGCTACGATGATGTAACGTCCCGCCGCCGCAGCGCCGAGGTTTTGAGATGCAAATGTATATGTTTGGAGATCGGATGCGCTGCTAGCTGTTTGAAGAAATGTGACTAAGACCGCCATAAGACTAGCGTATTTTCTCGCCTACCGATTGCCCGCCACCCGTCGAGAATCCGAGGTAATTGTTAAACTGCTGAAAGTCCCACGTCAATACCACTAATCCAGGAGCCCCCGGACCACCGTTGCGACTGGAGTTGCTGCGATAACCGCCGCTGCCGCCACCAGCATAGTTGGCGCCAGTCAACCCAACTGCGTTCGCCGTGCCGACGCCTGCGCCACCGTCGCCGCCATTATCTGCCGTGCCCGTTCCCGCAGTCCCGCCGCTTGCCGATCCGCCATTGCCGCTTGTGCCCGCACCACCCCCACCTCCGCCTGACTTCGTGCTAGTAACGCCGACTGCGCCGTCGCCGCCTTTCTGGACGCGATCACCAATACTCGCGCCGCTGGAACCCGCTGCCGGTGTACCGCCGCTGTTCAGTGGACCGCCCGCACCGCCCTCCGCGAAAACAGTGGAAGAAGTACTGAACCAGGATGGATCACCTTGGGAACCGGCGCCAGCCCCGCCCGCTTTTGCTGCCGCAACCGTGACGGTGTAGACCGTTCCGGCCGTGACTGGGATTTGCTTTCTCGCGTAGGTCCCACCCGCACCACCACCACCGCCGTTGTTATTCGTGCTTGCACCGCCGCCTGCTCCGCCACCGCCCCAGCATTCTGCGAGAACCCAGCGGATACCCGCTGGACATGTCCACGTGCCGGTGACGGTGAATGTTTGCGTTGACGCCATCGCATCAGTTCAGCGATTCGCCGTTGTAGTTGAGCCCGGTCGCTGTGTTCGACGCATTGCTGGCGCCGTGCTGAATTGTGAGCGAGAGCGCCGTGTCGGCGGTCAAGTCGAGAGTAGCAATGGCTGGCGTGATCTGCCCGCCTTGGGTCATGGGGGAAATTGCGGGAGCCCCGGTCGCGGAACCGATCGTCGGAGCTGTCGCTCCGAATACCCTAACTATGCCGTTCCCCATCACGGTCCCAGTCGCACCGTTTGACCGCGTCTGAACGATTACGTCTAGGTCCCAGTAGGCTGCGGTGAGGGAGATAAGTTGGGTAATCGCTCCAGTGATGCAGATGGCCGTACCGGCTACGCCGCCCCAGCGAAGACGGAAGGTGAGCGTAACCGTACCAGAGCCGAGAGTGGAATGCTGGCCCGAGGAGCGAATGCGCAGCGTCCGGCCGTCGTTCATGTAATTCGCAGGGATCGTGACGTTCGGGAAGAGTATCGTTTCGGACGCAGTACCACCGACCGCTGCGCCGCTCGCCGTGGCCCACCAGATCTGCTCCTGCCAATATTGACGGGAACATTTGATATCGAGCAGAGCCTTCAATCGCAGGGCCTCGGGCAGCCCAGGATCTAGACTCGCCGCCCGCCGCTCAATCGCCGCGATTTCATCCCGGACCTTACTGAGATAGGCTTGTACCTCGGGGAGATCGGTGACACGGGGATCGATGCCGGTTCCTTTGCACTTCTCGCACGTCCCGCCGCCTTTGATGCGGAGCATGAATCCCCAGCCGTCGCAGACTTTGCAGGGAGGCCCGAGCATTCCGTCGCGGTTTTTGGGCGGCGGCACCGCAATGCAAGGCGCTGCCATGCCGGAGAACTCAAAGAACCCTGGTCCCATGCTTATGCTCCTTATGCAACTGATGCAGACTCAGATTAATGGTACTGTCGCTTCACGCCGCGCCAACACATTTGTGAAATCGTAGTAGCGCGTTTCCGAGAACGCCACCCCGGTCAGGTTCAGCGTACAGGCGTTCTCTCCAAGCCATTGCCCGGCCTCGCAGTAAAGCGAGCTGTTCGCCATGTTGCCGATTGTGTCGCTGAAATATACCCGCATCTTCATTGGGTATGGAAACCCGCTGGTCACGTTTCCGGTGAAGGTCCGCTGGATGCTCGTCGTGGAATCCGTGACGTAGACCGAAGAGTTATCCTGTCGCGCCTGCTGAACGAGAGACTCGATCGCCGTCAACTGCGCCGGGGCCATTTGCGGAGGCACATTGTAGAGAGCAATGTCTCCGATCTTTAAGCCGATATTGAAACTAGCGACGTTGTCCGTCCAGCAAGCGCCAGTGCAATCCGGCAGGCGGATGTTCATCGCCCCTTCCCAATAAACCCATCGATAGCTTACCGGCGAGAACTTAGCATCGCCAGCGTTCCTGGGATCGGTAAACGGTATACCGGCCGACAAGGTATCTAGAGTTTCCTGTTCCTGGATAAACAGCGCGTCCGGGAACTCGCCCTGCAACTGCCGGAATATGTCAGCCGGAAGCGGGGAGCCACCGACCCATACCGCGCTGTCGACGTAGAAGATAGTCGCTCCCCAACGGTTTTTGGCATACGTGATCTTGCTCCGCAGGAGATCAGTGACTTCCTGAACCTGGGTGTTGTGGAATGACGTTTGTGCGCCGTTGCCGTCGGGGATGATGGACCATTGGACCCCCAAGGGGTCGTAGCAGGCATAGAAAGCCCCCTGGTATGGGACATCCACCTTGATGAAATAATCCTTGTAATCGTTGCTCACGTCATACTGGCAGGTAGGCGGGAGTACGCTTCCCCATTTCAATTGCTGTGGTCGAATCGTCACGCCAACCTTATACCCGGCATCGCGGAATATCGCGAAGAGATCATCCGCCGTCGCCTGCATTTCTGGAGCGTAGCCGGAGGCAAAGGCTCGCGGGTCGCCGACGTAGGTCGTAGCGTGGATGAACTCCTGCCCCTCCAGATCCCAGACGATGATTCCCTGGGGCCGGACCGGGCGCGCGTTCATCTGGTCACGGATCTGCGTCGCCTTAGCCAGAGCGAGGCTGCGAAACGTGGGGATGTCCGCCACGTCGATGAGCGGATCTTGCAAGTAGCCGCGCGGATTGGTCGCGCTCCGCTTGCCCACGTCACCGATGAACCAGCTCATGATAGGACGGCGATCCGGCCAGTTGATGACGGGCGGATACGCAGCGCGATAGTGATCGTAGGCTTCCGGTACAACCACCTTCATCGTGGAAGTCATGTCGGCGGTCATCCGCAGGACGGCCAGCATCGACTTGGATTGACCGGGACCGATGGGAAGCAATAGCTCCGGTTGATTCTTGAAGTTATAAGTGAATCCTACCAGCATCGGGATGCTTGCGCCTGTAAACGGCGCATCGATCCAGAGAGCAAATCTACCCGCTCCGAAGTTCGCGTATCCGACCGGCTGCCCACGCCCGACCTTGAGGATTTTAGACGTGGCAGGATCGTATTGTGGTGAGGTGATCCCCAGAACACTGAAGAGAGCCCGCTCGACCGTGACAGAGGCGGATAAGTTGGCGATAGTCAAGTCGGCGGATACCGCATCGGTTCCGTACATTGAGAATGTGGCAGTGACCGTCATATTCGCCCCGGCGGCCGAGCACTGATGCGTTACGGTGTTCCCGCTGAAACTTTTCGAGCAGGATGGGGTGACGTTGTTCGTGAGGGTGCCATCCGCCGCACGAAGGTTAACCGAGGTGAGCATCCCCTCGCCGTAGACATAGTTGTAGTTGGTTCCGTTCCACACCAGCGTGGCGAGGCCATTGCTGTTGAGGGTGTATGAGAGCGACGGCGGTGGAGGTGGCGGCGGCAATAGCGTCACCACTGCCGTGTCGGACCTGGGAGGGCTGCTCGTCGCAGCTTTAACGGTTACGATCTGCTGCGTGGGAATCGTCGCGGGAGCCGTGTATAGACCGGTCGCTGAGATCGTTCCTACCGCTGGCGTCCTGGACCATGTCACCGGATCGATATGACCAGTTTGCGTCGCCATGAACTGTTGAGTCTGGGACGCCGATAGGCTGACGGTCTTCGGGGAGACAGTGACAGAGTTAGCGGCAGTCAACGACAGTTGGCACAAAAATACAAGTCCACGCATTCGCATCTTGCCCTTCCTTCAGCCCTTCATTCAGCTCACCATCACGCTTCGGTTGAGAGTGCCTTCGTCCTTGAACGCCTGCTCAGACTCCGGCGGTCCGATCATGCACGGGAGCCACTGATCGCGCCACCATTCCTCGTAAAGACCGGTGGCGTGAATCTTCAGAACCTTGATCCGCATGCGCCCGCTCCGCTCATCGCGTTTCGGCCAGCAGATCGCGAGAGCCTGGATGCCGGAACGCGGCGCTTTGCGATTGCCGACTCCCTTGTAGGAAACGACCTGAGCCTCAAAGTAGCCGTAGGCACCAGCATCGTCGTCGGCGCGGAACCATCGGCCGTTGCAGAACAAAGCCAGCGCCTTGATGCGCACGCGCGTCTCGTTGCACCGCGTCATCAACCGCCGCCAGTCGGACATCGGGTGCGGCTCGTCGTTCGGCAGCATCACGGTCGGGCCGCTGCTGCCCATCCAGGACGGCCGCCCGACGATTACCGCACCGTCATCGAGACGTGCGACCCAGCGCGGACCGCCGACGCCATCCGGCGGCGCGTCTTGCAAGCCGCCCTTGCTGATGATCTGCATCACGTCTCCGTAGCATGCCAGTTCCAACCGCTTATTTCGATGTGACGAAACTTGGCCATGTTAGATGTCAGGTCCTCATCATCAGTTCTCGGATCGACCCAGCCAAGGAACTCATCGGTAAATGAGCCTCGGACGCAGCAGTCATCGAAGACCACCCTGTAGATGTTTCCGACAACCAAATCTTTCAGAGCAATAGCCGTTAGTTCTGCCATGGACCTCAGCTCTGGAGTAGCGCCTTGAGTTTGGCGTCGAGCGCCGCCGCTGGATTCGGCGCCGGCGCGAGGCTCGCCTTGAACGCGGCCGGATCGAATCCTTCGAGCTTATTCGCCTTGAAAACGGCGATGGCTTCGTCATCCGATAGCGTCTTGCTCAGCAGTTTTGCGAGCACTGTCGAGATGTTCTCGGGCGGATCGAGGCTTCTGATTTCTCCCGCCAAATCGTTCCGCTGCGCGTCGCTCATGGACTCGCCGCGGGCAACCGCACGCAAGATGCGGTCGCTATAGAATGCGCACTGTTCTGGTGTCATGTGTTTTCCTTTACTGAACACATATTTCGATGTAGGATTGATTTTGGCCAATCACAAACGAGTTATTGGACTGACCCCTGCGGAATGGACGGAGCTTTACGTCGCTAAGGGTATAACCGCGAAGGCTCTCGCGGCGCGATTCGAGACAACGCCGGAGATCATTAAACGTCACTTGCAGGAGGCTGGGTTGCAGATCCGCGGGCGCGGCGGGCGGAATGAGGCGCATGCGTTTTTGCATAGACACGAGGATCTGATTCGCCGAATGCTGGACGCGGGGAAGCGCTGCCCGGCGATCGCTGCGAAGATCGGCTGTTGCACGTCGGCGGTGCACTTCAAGGCTGCGAAGATGGGTTACATACTGCCGAGAGGTAATCCGGCGAATCTCAGATTTACGCGGAACCAAGGCTCGATAACCAAGGGGATTGAGACGCGCCGGGCGAAAGGTTATTTCTCCGACCCTCGCAAGAACTCGAACTGGCGAGGCGGGGTTTCTCCTCAGGCGGCGTACGGTTTCGGATTCACAAGAGAATTGAAGGCGCAAATCCGAAAGAGGGATAATCAGCGCTGCCGCATTTGCGGTACCACCAAGAACCGGGCGAGGAATGGCGGACTTCTTGACGTTCATCACCGTGACCGCAACAAATTGAACAATGACCCTTCCAACCTTATAACTCTTTGCCGCTCTTGCCACACCAGCATCGATCAACGTAAGGCCACGCTGTAAACTATTGATTCTAAAAGAGTTCGAGGGCCACTCCGATATCAAATAAATTCTTAGCGCCCGCGCTCTCGCCGCGGGCGCTCATCGCGAAGTACCAAGTGTGATCGGTCGCGCTCGACTTCTCGCCGAGGTCCAGACGCTCACCGGAGTTATTCCCGCCGATGTTCGCCGAATCATCGTTCACCTGCGTCCACGCCGTCGCTGTGACGCCACGCTCGAAGAGGTGCGCCTCAATGGCGACGGCTTCGTTTGTGGTGACCGAGCCGTCGAACGTGTACGCGAAACTGTTCTGCGTTGCGACGGCGCTCCCGTTGACCAAGTGAAAACGGAAAGTGCACTCGCCTTCCGTCAGGTTCGTATCGTTGAGGTTCTCCGTGCCGCCGCTGTTGATCTGGCAGGTTCCGGACGCGACGAATTTGACGTTGTTGTTGTGGCTCGCGTTCGGGCCGGTGTCGCATGCGTCCGTGCCTGGATCATCAGTGCCGATATGGGTGCCTTCATTCCACGCGGTTGTCGAGATAGTGGTGGTCAGATCAGTCTGCGAGCCGCTGAAGACGATGGTGTTGGCCCCGATGTCCGTCCACGACGGCGAGCCGGTCGTATTGTTGTTGAATTCAAATGTTGTCGTGGCCATAGGGCCTCCTTAGAGATTTATCGAGTTCCTGAATCAGTCCGCAGAGCGATGGTGAGGTTTCCAGGTCCGAGCGTGCTTTGCATCGATGTAAAGGCAGCAGGTCCGACCATCTCGATGTCGCGGCGCACCGCGCTCCATTTCTCTTCCCATTTGCGGCGCTCAGCGCGCAGCCGACGCTGACAAGCCCGCTGCCGGCATAGGCGGCACGTCCGGCACTGGCATACTGGAGCCATGGAAATGGCGCGCTCCCCGAGTGGTGGTTCCAGTTGGGGAGCGCGGAAACTTCAGGCAACCCGCGCCCTATACAACAGGCGGAGGTAGCGGATTCTCGGGGTCTTGCCCCATCAGGTTGAGTTTGTCGATCTCAGCCTGGAACGCCGCCTTCTCTTCCGCTGACAGGCCGCTCTTGTCGACCAAGCGCTGGATGCGCGCCGCGACCTTGTCGGTTGCGGAATCGAATCCTAAAATCAGTTCTGCTACTTCTGGACTTACTGGCATTGCTTTCTCCTCTTCTGTGAGTTCTGAAATTTCAAGGGCCTGATTTACATGCAGCAGGCGCCGTTGAATCTTGTGAGCCACCCTGAGTGCTTCGAGCATTGTCATCGCGCACTCCTCCATTTCTATCTCGACAAATAAGCCCGCACGTCTGTGCCAGCAAGCCAAACCGAGGGCTGCTGACCTCCGGTCGGAACGCCGATTACCGGCGCCGGCCCTGCGTCCCACGTCCACAGAGGCAAGGCGTCGGTTGGGAAGCTGGTGACTCCAGATTGCACAAAGCACGGATCCGCGCAGCTCAGATTCAGCCCGGTATGACCAACCGTTAGGATGCCGCCCGCCGCGACGTAGACAAAGGCCCTGCCCTGCCCGCCGCTAAGCTGGAGAGGTAGCGGGAAGCTGGCCGCAGAGAACTGATAGACCGTCTTGCCAATGCGCACGTTGCAGGGATTCGCGCATTCGAACACCAGCGTTTTCGGTGCGGTCTGCCGCATGCCCAGGATGTTCATCCCCTGGATGGGATCCGTAGGGGCATTGCCGCCGGGCGAACCCTGAATGCCTTGTGGGCCTTGCGGACCCGGCGGTCCCGCTGGTCCGGGCGGCCCTTGCGGACCTGCGGGTCCTGGGATACCGCCGCCCGAGGTACAGGCCCGATAGATGTAATCCTGTGGTGGCTCCCAGCCATTTCGTCGCGTCCACAGACGGACGAACAATGCCCGGCCATCGCACGGCAATCCAGCAACGGTCTTCGATGTGCCCGTGAGCACGCCACAGCTTCCATTGTTCGGTGGACAGGCCGGGTAGATGTCGCCCTGCCCGCTTGAGTTGCCCACGTCGAGCCAGTAGCCGTTCGCGCCAGTGGCTGCGGGCCATGTGAACGTTGCGGTTGGCGGTAGCGTGGAGCCGGGCACGGGGCTGGTGATCTTCGCCACCGGCTCCGCAGCCGCTACAAGCGCCACGAATGCGAGCATGGCCATGCCCTTCATTGCGTTAAAACTCATTCACTTACGGTTACCCGCTGGAACGTTTCGCGCGATTCGCCGTATACTGCCAGTAGGATGAACATGCTGCTGATCATCGCCGCGTTTGCCTGCCTGGTGCTCGCTCAGGCTCGGCGCATCCGCCGACTGCGGCGCTCGGTGATGCTGCGGGACAGGATGGCGGAGTGAGCGCATTCGTTCCCAGAAACTATCGGCACCGCAAGCCATCTCCGGTGTGGCTCGCGGCGCTAGAATGCGGCGCGCTTCTGTGGTGGGTTCCATTAGCCATCGTCACACCCTTTGTCCGTGGTTGGCCTGACGGGACGCCTTGGATGGTCGTGTGTGTTCTCTCAGGCTCACTGATGGCCGCCCTCTTTTTCTGGCTCTTAAAAAAAGCGGAATAAGTCAAACTCCGTGCAGGTACCCGGCCAGCCCCTTGCCGAATAGAAGCGCCAGGACGAGATTCAAAAGCATCAGCGCGAGCACCACGATCACGGCAATCCGAATAAACTTCACAATCGTCGCATCGGCTGGAAACTGAGCAAGCACCCATAGTCCAATGGCCGCGACGACCGCGACTACGATGAACTGAATGAGCAATGGCATATCTTACCTCCCTCTGTATTCGTCGGTCGGTTTCTTTCCAACTCCCCCGATGGCCGCGTGATTAGTCCGTGAGAAATAAAATCCGACTACCAGGAAAAGGGCATTGCTCAACATCGGCGGAACCTCAGACTTGCCGCCACTGAGCCCTACCTGTACGCCAACGAGGAGATTCGACACGACGACCAGGAGCGCGATGATGGCCTGAGTGTACTCCCAGATCAGATTAATTTTCCGCTGCCCATGCGTTACCAGGGCCGTTTCCGCTTCTTGCGCTGGCGACGCTGGATGATGTTCCCCTCCGTTTCCGCCGGAAAATACATTGGCCACGATGATCCCGAGTACCACCATGTAAGCGGCGCTGAACAGCGAGTCCAGCGGCGACAAAAAGGTCGGTAGCAATATCCAGGCGGCTATTCCGAATGCGGCACAGAGGCACAGTGTTATTGTTTTTGCTCTTGCGGTCACGCTTTGGGTGGCTCCTCTACCGGCGGCGCTTGGGTGGTTGGAACTACAATGATTTGGGCAGGCGGCACTGGCTCCGCGGTCGCCTTCTCCGCCATCTTCTCTACGATTGCCTCAGCGGTGACCGTTCTCCGCTCTTCCTGCTTAGCTAACGAGCGACCCTGCATATCTAGGCTTTGCGCCCGGATTCCGAATACCTGAGAAGCGGCCATCATGATGAGCATCGCCCAATGACTGTACGGCTCTGGGATCAATCCGGCCGAGATTGCCATCGTGGCCACAAGGAAAACAAACTGAATCACGAGATGGATAGAGAAGGTCATCAGCCAGCCTTCCGCGTATAGAATCCGCCGAGGTGAGAGAAGTTGCGCACGGCGGCGATAAGTCCGATGAAACAAGCGGTAGCCTGAAAACCAGCGTCCTCAACCTCCGGCACACCGAGTGTGTAACTCCCACTCACCGCAAACCCGTGCTCATTCGCCGCGCTCGGAATCAGACCGATCGGTAGGAACGCGAAGCCCGGCGTGCTCGCGGATGCCTCTCCGGGCTCCGGTAGCACCGGGTGCAGCCCATAATTAAAGAATCGAATGTCGTTCGCGTCGATCAGCGTCCGCGTGTCTGGGTCCACGTTGCGATACAGCACGTCGCCGAACGGGTCAATCGAGTGGTCCTGGCCAGGCACGCCTACGCCGTTGTGCCAAACCATGCGAAGGTTTCCATCCGCGCCGATTACTGTTCCGGTGCCTACCACAGTTCCACCGGCAGGCGTGTTGCCCGGATCGAACGCAATTGCCAGCGGAGCCGGCCAAGTTGGAGTCTGCTCCTCGGCGTTGGCTATCAGGATGGCCGGGCGCCTTGAGTTTGTCGACGATGTCGCATAGTACCAGCCGAAACCGAATACGATCGCCGCGGCGGCTGCCCAGTAAACGGGAATGTGGAGGCGCATCGGTGCGAACGAAGGCGTCGGAGTGTAGATCGTCTGCTCGGAGCCGAGCGTGGTCAGATCTGACAAATTGAGAGCACGATGATAGACACTCTTGGCTCCTGTAAAGCCGACATTCCGCACATAGCCGAAGTGAGCGTAGGTCGGATCAAGTAACACTCGGCCGTAGGTGTCGCCGAGATGCGCACCAGAAGAGATGACGTTACCAGAAGACGTGAAGGCTCCGGAATCGTAAATTCCCCACATGAAAGCGGTGGTTGAGCCTGACGGCACACCGTAGTAAGTGAAGATATATTTCCCCGACTCGATGGTCGCGGCGTGCGAAATCACCGAGGCGGTCGGCCCACCAGCAATGGCGGTGCTCCAGGTGTCCGTCGCCATGTCGAAGGCAACTTGCAGGACGTCACCTGTTGAATTGCCAGGCGTATCCTGATAGAAGAAAACGAGCAGTGAGCCGTCCTGCGTGCAGGCCCAGATGGAAACCCCGGATGGCCGACTCGCAACATCCTGGGCGGCCCAGGTGAGTCCGCCGTCAATGGATTTGTAGACCGTTAATTCAGCATCGAATGGCGGCGTCTCATCGCCCTCCTGCTGGCCATGGGTCGTGAGATAGAGCGCTCCGCCGTATTCGACGAGTTCTCCGCCCTTCGTGAGCGCCTCGACAGGGTTCAGAACACGATCGACGAAAATGACGCTGGTATCGGACATTATCCCCGCACCAGCTCGCCAAGAATTTCCACCGTTACATCCTCGCCGGGTGAGTCCGCACAGACTGACGCCACGTCGACGCGGAACACGCTACCGGAAACGAAATCATTCGCGTCAAAGGCAGTCGTCACGGCCGGAGGCTCATACTCGCCAGCCACCAGCGTCAACGCTCCGCCGCTTGGGAAGATACTCGCCCACGTCCTGGAACCGGAAGCCGTGCCGCGGGCGTCACTTGAGTACTGGACATCCACCACTGTTGCCCCGCTGCCAGCCGGCGCCGTTCCCTTGACGATCAGGTCCGCCATCCGCAAGTGGAGCACGAAGCCGGCCGGGATCGCGTTCTTGATCCACAGCGTTTGATCGTCACCAACGGCCAGCGCACCCTCCAGCCCGAAGGTCAGCACGAGCGCGCTCAGCCCGCGCCGGCCACCGATCAGGAGTGTTTTGGTTGGCTGTGGCATTGCTCACCGAGAACAATCTGCGGGGCGCGACAGCCTTTGTGCGGTCGTCATCGGTGCGGGTAAAAATAGACGACCCTCCTCATTATCCAGGATCATCCTGTCGATTTGACATTTCGCGCAGGGGCACTTTTCCAGTCCGAGAGATAACCATTTGCACCCACCGCGAACGTCGAGAAGGTCCCTTGCCTGCCTCACGGCGTGAATTTGCCGCCTAGTCCATTTCATCGCAGCAATACCACCACGCCCGTCGATCCGCCTTCATTCTCAGCGTCTACCGTGACGCGGTCGCCCTCAGCGACTGGGTCCATGGCGAACCCGTGCACATGGTTAGATTTGCTCTCATCGGCCGGCAAGAATAGGTCGAACCAGTCGCCATCGTTCCGGCGCACCCGGATGGTCAGGACGCCATCAGAGGCCGGCTGGATTGCCCCGCCGTAGGGAGTCTGGAGTGCCAGTTCGTCCTCCGGGAATTCATCGCTTGCCGAAAGTTCCCCATTCGCCACGCCAGCCACGAGGTAGGCAACCGGGTTCGGCGCTTGCACACTGGCGGGGTCGTAGCCGTCCGCGAGGGCATAGATTTCGACGGTATCGACGCGCGGATCCGTTGAGGCCGGGATGCCGGAGATCTCGATGCGCGTGGCATCGCCTGTCGGGCCCGTGGATGGCGACAGCGGGGAAAGCTCGCTCCGGAAGCCAGTCCCGGACCAGGCGATCGCGTACCGGCGGCCGATTCTAACGCCAAGTTGCGATGCGAATCCACCGGTCGTGGCAGTGAGCGGTCCGTTCGTCTCGCTGACCAGTTGCCCGCCAGTTCCAATACGATCATAAATCAGTACTTTGTTGACCGCCGGGCTGCCGCCTTCATTCAGCGCTTCAGCGATGAAATAGGATGCAAACGCCGGGTCAGCATTCAGCCAATCCGCGATACTCAAGGCCACCAGATCGAGCTGGAAATCGCCGAGGCTGTCCTGGGCCTCCGGGTGGTCAAACGCCACCCAGGCGGGGAATATCATGCTGACCGCGCCGTGGTCGGATGTCGTCACCGGCGCATCCTTGATGGCAGAGACGCGCAGGGAAAGCACTACCGTGGCGTCGCATGTGCCGCTAAGTATAATGCTCCCTTTAGTTTGAAGCACCGTCGTGGCAACCGAGGATATGGCCGGTGGCGTCGGGATAACGCCAGTCGTCCGCAAGGCATACGCTTCGGCGAAGGTCTGCTGCTCAGTTAGGAGCGAATCCCCAATGTCTGCCGATGAGCCGCCGGCAACGTCCGTGAGCAGGAACTGCAACGTCTGCTCCCCAAGAGTGCGGATGCGATGGGGCCAGGCTGTGTCACGTGCGCGGATAGGAGCCATCTCGCGCGTTGTCAGGGCGTACAGGTCCACCGGTAGGCTTCGAAGGCCGCGGTTGCTCTCCAGAACGCCACGTACTAGCACCACGCCGGCGGAAGGTAGGTCCACAAGTTGCTCGAACCGCGCCTGGTTCTGAGAACGGAAGAAGCCCGGAGCGAACTCGATCTTTTCGCGACGGACGCGGACCTTCCACAGGCGGACGTCCTGGTAGATCGCCTCTCCAACGTCACCGGTCGGCAACGGAGTATTGACGATCAGCTCGCCCGTCGCGATGTCGTAGAAGTTCACCTGTTGCTGGTCAAACGGCGGCAGCGTCGTATCGTTCACCACCACCGCGGCGCCGGGCCGGAGCTTGAGGCCGGTCTCAACCGTCAGCAAGTTCGGGAAATCGGCATCCTTTGCCAGGATCGTAGCATTCACGCGCATGTGCGGCCGCGCCTCCGTACCCAGCACGCCGCGGCGAACCTCGACCGTCCCGAAGTTCGACATCGCACTCTCGGGCGTGACGCGCACCACTTCCATTAGTTCTGCGTCGGCCGCCAGCCACTCGCCCTCGACCGGAGGCATCCCGGAGTAGGTGAACGTCGTCGCTTCTTTCGTACAGTCCCCGACGATGGTGCCGTACCTGTTCGTACTCTCGTCGGCGTAGTAGATATCGAAGTAGCCCGTTCGCACGCCGTTCGAGCCGCGGCCCACGGCGAAGCGATCGAGCTTCAGCCGGCCGTCCTGCTCGGTGCTTGCCCGGAACCGCCATGCTGCCGGCCGGAGGTCTTCCGTCGGGATCGGGTCGGCGAAAACATCCGCCGGCTTCGGGCCCACGATGAGATCGTAGATTTCGTTGTGAGTGGAACGGCCCTCGATATCGACCGAGAAATCCTGGTTTAGCCGCCACCGGAGGCACCGGAACTCCAGGTATTGGTCGCGGGCGATTTGCGGGTCAACCGAACCGGGGAGTGTTGCCGGGTAGGTCGGGAGATCGATGTTCTCCAAGCTGCAGACCATGCCGGGCTCGGTGTTGAGCGCCAGAATGGTCGTCTTGAATCGAATGGTGCGGGCGTATTTCCAGGTTTCCGGCTGAATGCCTCCAAGCTCCTCACGGAGCCGCGTGGCCACTAGGCGCGCGCATTGGCTCTTTGTCGAAACGCCGGGATAAGCAATGGTGCTCTTCTGAAACTGCGGCGCGCCGGCGCGGCCAACCATCACCGCGTGGTCGATATCATAGACCTCGACGGTATTGCCGGCGAACCCATACTCCTCATCCGCGAACGTGCCGGTCAGGTGGTTGAAACTCGGCTTGAGTGGGGCAAAGCTGAGAGAGCGCCAGAGGGTATTCCCGTCGCTGAAAGCCGCCCGCACCGAGGAATTGACGCGGATTCCGAAACGGATCTTGCCGAAAGCGAAGGTGTAATAGCCAAGGCAGCAATTCAGAACTTCCTGCAACCAATCGCGCAGCGGCTTCTGCTCAGCCAGCAGACCGTTAAACGTGAACTGCGTTTCGGTCGTACTTGCCTCACTTCCGATAAGCCGAGTGACTTCCTGATCGCAGACAGCAGCAGCGATCTTCGCCGACTCAATGTCGAGTAGCGCCTCTTGCGTGGCAGCGTCCGCGAGATGAACGCGCATGGCGCGAAGGATCAGGTTGACGGCGATCCAGATCGGGTTATACAAACCCGGCATCCATTCGCGGCCGCTCTCGGTCCAGATCCACCCGCCTAGGCCCTGGCGGATGGAGATGACCATGTTGTGCTCTTGGAGGTTGGACGGCTGTAAACCTTTCGCATCGGAGCGCCGGATCTCAGCGAACGCCGTCCCTGCTGCCTTCGAAGGACGGTAAACCTGAACCCCGGCTCCGCCTTCCCCGAGCGCCGTATTGTTCTGATCACCGTCGGCGTCCTGGTCCAGTATCGTGCCGCCGATTCGATCGCTCCCGGTTTCCGGGTCGCCGCCATGACATCCCGGCGTACCCGTGATCGATCCGAGCCGAAGGCCGTAATTATCATTCGCCGGGCTATCCCAGCCATGGAAGTTCTGGCCGTCCAGCGTGTGGGGATTGGTCGGTAGCGATATGCTACCGTCCGTGCGGATGAACTCAGTGCGCCGCGGCGAAGTGAAGTCCGCGATGGGACCTTCGCCGATGATGCCAATCGCGGCGGCGAAGTCGCCCTCATCCCGAAATTCGGCAATCATGGCATTTACGGGGAACCCGACGGCCTGATCATCGTTCGTGACCCGGCAATAGATCTCCGGGAGAACCCGACCATAGATCGTGTCGTTCACCATTGAGGCCGAGGTAAGCGGCGATGGCCGACCCAACTTTAAGAATCCGCTCTGGCTGTAATCCTTCGTAAGCACGCTCTGCGGCTGAACGAACAAGCCGCCGAACCTCTTTTCCATGCCGTGAGCAACGCAACCGTTCGGGGTAAGAAACCCCTTATCGCAGACCGCAGCGTCTGGCGTGAACTCGTAGGTTCTTGTGCGGATCGAGCCGTCGGAATTCTTACCGTCGTTGAAAGTCCGCTCGGTGAAGGTCTGATTGCTCTCGTCCGCCCACGGACAGCCGCTCACCTCAACGTTGAATGCCTTCCAGCACGTCCGCGAGATGCGCCGCGGCGGGTAGGGCAGCGTCAACTCGTACAGGCCGTCCTGCGCGCGAAGGTGAAACACCGGGTCGGCGCTGCCGGTCCAGTCCGTAACCAGACCTTTCCATAAGTTGATTTTCGTTCCAGTCGGAACATGGAAAAGAGCGAACTCAATATCGGCCTGGAGCAAATCAACGTCGTTCGCCAAGTACGTCATGACGTGGTCGGCGTTACCCAGGTCGAACGATGCCAAGTCCGTCTCGCCGCTCATGCCCTGCTCGATCCCATCCCAGGAGAGGATGCGCGGCTGATAGAGTTGGCCTCCAACCGTGGCGCGCCGATCGGAAATGTAGATCGCAGGGTAGCCCGCCTCGCGCGGCTGGATCTTAACGAGTATGAATATTTCCTGGGCCTGGCGGGCGAGGTCGGTCTCTAGAGTACTGATCGTGTCGAACCGTTCTACCGTCGCGCTGATCGAATATGTCGGGGTAGTCTGTGGAATCTCAACGAGCGTGACTCCGGTGCTCGAAAGACAACCGCAGAAGTAATCGAATTCCAATGCCTGATCTTCGAACCGGCAGATGAAATCAGTGAAACTTCCATCCTCATTCGGGGCAGAGTAGGTGAATGCCCCGACCGCTCCCTGATTCTGAAGCCACCAGGCTTCGAGCGATTTCCGCTCAGTGGGGTCTAGAACTTCCTTTCTTACCGTAAACCGTTTAGCACCGCCGCCGAGCAGATACCGTTGCTCGATCTTCGCATTGGCGGCAAGTGGGCCGAAGCGGTGGACCACAATCTTCGGCGCATGCGCGCGCCCGTGCTCATAATCGGTGACTACTGGAAACCCACCACTCGTCGGGGTGATCTCTGGGATTTCAATGTTGCCTAGGAATTCGGGCACTGGGAACCGTGGAAAAATTTATTTTGCAAGTCCATAACAGCGGATAGTGCCGCTGGTAAGGTTGCCGGTAGATGCGAAAAATTGGACGGCGTTGACCGCCGTGTTCTGCTCGTAGATCCCGGAGACGATATGGACAATACGCAGGGCAGTGGTATTTCGGAATTGAATTTGTCCATTGACGGCCTTGTGAACAGAGGTGCTGCCGGGAGAATAGAGTTTCAGTGTACCGACAAGCCCGAAGGAGGCCGCGTTTCCGATCCCGTTGGTTTCGGAGAAGACGATAGCCGTTTGCCCGGTACCGGAACCCGCTGCCGAGCCGCCATTGAAACGAAATGCTTGGTAGCTATAATCGGTGGCAGTGACCCAGGTAGACCCACCATCCGTAGATACCCGCATGTGAAGAAATGCCCCGTCGGTCGCCGGCAGGATATTAAGGAGTTCGAATTGGTAGGTGTCGTAGGTGCCAGAGATGCACGTTGTGAAGTCTAAGGAGGCCGAGGTGCTGGCGGTGTGCTGCTCGATTAGATTTAACCCCGAGCTACCGGCCGTGGTGGTGGCGCACGGGGAGAGCATCTGCATGTTGGTGCCGTCGTAGGCGACTTCGACAATGGAACCGGACTCGATGCAACCATCGTCGGGGTCCTGGTCATGCAGGCGTTTGATTGACTTGGCACCGAGGGAATTAAAATTGATCGTCGCCGCCCCCGTGTTGGCCGTGTTCGCCTTAAAGAAATAATGAGCCCCGGTCACGTAAGCGCTGATAGCTGGGGAGAGCGTAGCAGTATACGTATCATTGGCCCCGGCGTCGGCTGCGTACATGGCGGACCCGATGTCGTCGGCCACGGCCGGGCGGGAGGTGGTAGAGGAGGTACGGAATACGATGGAGTTGGAGCCAGGGTCGCCAAGTCCGGTGGCCGATGATCCGGCGGTGAGCCAGGAGGAACCATCCCACCACTTCAATTTGTTGGCATCGCCGGAGTCACAGGCCAATACGCCGGTGGCAGGGCTGGAGGGTAGGGCGGAACAGACGATTTTTGCGCCAGCGATGGAAGCGGATGCTTGGAAGGTTTGGAGCGCCCCGGCAGAGAATGTATTCGCCGCGGTCGTAGTAATTGCAGTGGCGGAGAACGATGTCCAGGTGTTAGTTGACGTGCAGAAGTGGAGGTCTGGGTTTGGTGTACAGCCCGATCCGTTGCACACGAACACGTCGCGATTTGCGACACACGAGGTGGGGCGGTTCGCAAAAACATCGACCCTCTTGACGTTCCAGCGGGACGCCCCGAATTGCGCAGCAAGTGGAACCGCGATGGCTAGAATGAAAAACGTTCGCTTCATTTTCAATTTTGAATGACGGATATCCGAACCGTCACGTCAGTACCGGCGACATAGGTTGGAGTGCCGCGAGAAACAAGCGCTCCGAACAGAGTAGTGCCGCTGGCCAACTTGAAGCCAGAAGCGAGCGTCACCTGTGCAATCGCGTTGTCAGCAAAGTCGGCGTAGTCCGAGAATCGGTATATTCCGATGATCTTGGTGAGGTCCGCATCCGCGATATCGAGCGCCGCCTGATCCGTAAACGTGGTCCCGGTCGGGTCGGCGTCAAACAGCACAAGATCGATTTCAGCGTCCTGCTTCGCTTGATCAGCAAGCAAACAATTCAGGATTTCTCCGCCGCCGGCGGATGCTAGGACAGCACTCGTAAAGGAGAGCTTCCCGCCGATCAGATCGCCACTCGCATAAATCGCTGTGTCCACCGTCGGGGAAGCGGAGAGAGTTGCGTGTGTCCGACCCGTTTTTCCAATGAATGCCGAACCAGCCGCGAGAATGGTCCCCGTGAGAAGATTCTGAACGGCAGTAAGGATCGAAGATTGATTGGCGGAAGTCGCAGCCCCGGTCGGTAGCGGAAGGGATGCGGCGGAAACGGGCTGCGTCACTCCGCTGCCGTCGACGGGGAGTCGCCCTGAGGCTGGAGTATACTGTGCGAGGTTTACAGCTCCGATGGTTGCGGACCCGGCTCCAAGCGTGACATCAATCGGCAGCCCTTCTTGGTCCGCCGGGAACACCGTCGGGATTCCTGGAAGCGTCGGAAGCAGAATGGACTGAAGGCGGAAAGCGCTCTGGCTCACGCCGCCGTTGATGTAGCGAACGCGGAACCACTTCGCCTCAACAGCGAAGGTGTAATGCCTGGCAACGTCCGCAGCAACGGTGAACGTGTGGGAAAGGTCCCAGTTGGTGTTGTCGGAGCTGAATTCAATCTTCAGGCCGTCCGCCGCGCTGGCTTCGTCCGCGATCACCGAGACCGCGACGCCCTGATAGTTGCTCAGGTCCTCGCCGGTGCCCGTGAAGCTGGCGCCGCTGCCCAGCGTGGCCGTGCTGGAGTTGACCGTCGATACCTTGTTCGGTAGCGGGTCGCTGGAAATTACGACGGGCAGGGAATCGCTGGCGGCGAGGCGGCCAAGGGCGGCCGGCATGCGCTCGAATGCCCATTTCACCAATCCGCGGAGTTTACCGGACCATGTGCCAGCGACATCGGTGACTACCGCTGAGTCGGCATTCGCGCCGAAGGGATCGGCGGGCATCAAGTCGACATTGTGGTGCGGCGTCTGGACGCCACCATTGTCGGTAGTCTTGACGATCTGCTCGTCGCCGTTGTAATCCTTTACGTGGATATTGTTTGCCACTTTAGAGCCCGGCTGTCAGAATTTGTGCAGATGCGTTCTCGGTATCAAAGAACCAGCCCTCGCCGTCCGCAAAAGCAACCGTCACTTCCGCCAGGCCGATCGTCGCAACCGCCCGCTCAACACCCTTGCTCTGATCCCAGGGCCCAGCGAAGCGCACGATGAATCGCCCGTTGTCGCTGGCTCCGGTGCCGTCAAAGTTGCCGATCGGCGTCGATTCCTGGTGATCGTAAAACCAAAATGCCGTGTTTCTATGGGCATCGTAGAAATCGCGCAATTCGGTGAGCAGCGTCGGCGTGAGCCGCTTCGAGATGCGCCATGAGCGCCGCGAGTTGTCCAGGTTCGTTTCGCCTTCACGTTGCGTCCAGCCGTCAGCATATTCATTGATCCGGTTCTCCCAGACCTGGGACTGCGTGAACGCCGAGCAAAGCGAATTCGGCATAACTCCGACGGGGATGGCATGGGGGACCGCACGCGGCATTGATTTCAGTAAGTTGCGTCGTAGTTTTGCAAAATGTGCTGATAATATAAGCGTTGAATGCAAAAGCTCTACGTCCGGCCCTGCCCACCCGGACGCGCGTTGTCCCGGTCACTCATGCCTTCGACGAACGCGATCTGCCTGTCCGCCTCCCGGATGGTGACCTCCTGGTCCTGCATGTAGAGGACTTCACGCAGCGAGAGCGTGGTGTCCTTGTACGGAATGCGCACCGTGTCTCCGGCAGCGGCCACAAGCTCGGCGATGCTGTTCAGCACCGCCTTGATCGGGAGATGTTCGTATTCGCGGACCACGTTCTCCCGGTGCTCGGCGATGTGGCGCTTGACCTCGTGCCGCTCCTCGGCTGCGGATTCGGCTGGCGTGATGCGTTTTGGCATAAGCTCTCCTTATGAAGTTAGGGAACCCGGCGCGAGTTGCAGGGCGAGGTTGTTCCGGCGGCCGAAGTTCTGCCGGTTCGCTTCCGTAGCCGCCGCAGCAACCGCCCTCGGATTTTCCATGATGACTCGCACCGTACGGCCCTCGAACACGTCCATGGTCTGTTGCGGGTTCAGATTCAGCACGGCCTCGACCACGATCGGCGGCGCTGACGGCTGCGTCGTGACGCCACGCGGGTTTGTCGGGATAAGACTCGTGGCACTACCACCGAAAACGGGCAGGCTGCCGCCGAATGAAAGCCCGCGGCCGTTCTCAAAGATGGGATTCTGGAACAGGCCGCTGCCGCTTTCGACCAGCGAGACGGCTCGGAGCCGCGCTTGGGTGCCGAAGTTCTGCCCGCTTGACATCGCGTAGAGTTCCAGCATGTCCTTGATTTGCGGGCTGCGGATGCCGACGTCGATGTTGCCGCCGAAGTTCTGCTTCACAAGAGCAACGAGTTGCTTCGCGAAGCTCCTATCGATGGTCAGGCTATAGGCCGCCTTCACCTTCTCAACCATCTTGTCTTCAGCGCCCTTGAAGAAAAGTCGAATGGTGCCGGCAATCGCACCGACTCCCGCCCCAATCAATGCGCCAATCGGACCTCCATATTGCGCACCGAAGATCGCGCCGCCAGCGATGGTCATGCCGAGACCTGAAAGTCCGCCACGCACGAGGCCAGCGCCGAACAATCCGACACCCGCGCCGCCGAGCGCACCGAGCAGGTGCCCGCCGACGATCAACTGCGTGCCCAGGAGCGCGCCGCCGCCGACTGTGGCCGCTGTGCCGCCGAGCGAGTGTGCTCGGGGCAATCCCGCGAGTAGCAAGCCAGCGCCGCCCGCCACTGCCGCGCCGCCGAGCGCGCTGGTGCCGCCCAGACCAATCCTGCTAAGCGGTCCACCCACGCCGCCGAGGCCAGCCACCGGCCCGGCAAACCCGCTCGTGCCGCCCGGCCCGCCCACGATGCCGGCCAAGCTCGCGAGTGGCCCGCCGCCCACGCCAGCGCCGAAGCCACCAGTCGCCACGCCGGCGAGTGCTCCGCCCGAGAATGCCGCTGAGGCCGTCGCAAGCGCGACTGTGTTCTGCTGCGTCGCCATCGTGTTGAGATCGGTTGCCCTCGTCACCGGATTGCTTCCACCGAACAGCCCACGGAGCGAGCCAGCGATGCCTCCGGTTCCGCCGCTGCCGAAGATTGTCGACTGGAGCGCGCCCGCAACCCGGTCTGCGAGTCCCTCCATAATCGGCCTCAACGTGGCATTACGCACCGTTTCAAGGAACCGCTGCCCGAATTCCCGCGGCCTAGTGAACAGCGTCTCCATGAGCGATTCCGCCGCCCGCTTGATGCTCTCGAACTGGCCGCGTTCAATCTCGGCCATGCGGAGCCGTAGCTCGGCTTCGTTCTGCATCGAGGATTCGCGGAAGCGCACGATGTCTCCGGTCAGGCGAAACTCTTCCTGGAGCGCGGTCTGGCGGATTTCGGCGATGCGTTGCGCGGCCCCGAGTTCTCCGCCTGGGCGGGTGCGGAGTTCGATGAGCCGTGCGGTCAGCTCGGTCTCGGTGCGGAGGCCGGAGAGGCGGATATCGATGGAGCGATTCTGCGACTCGTCCACTGCGGCTGCAAAGCCTTTTAGCCGTTCCTTGTCTCCTCCCCCACCTATTCGCGCGGATTCCGGGGACACGAACACCTGGCTGATTCCGAAGTTTGCTATACCTTCCGGAAGCGGAAAAGGAATTTGCGGAGCCTCCGGGTTCAATTCTCCCCGCCGACGGAGCTGTGGCGCCCTGCGAAGCGGCTGATTGACATCGGAAATCTCTTGTCCGGAGACCACGGCCTGGAGTGCCCCGGAACCAATCTTCAAGAATGTCTGCCCTTCGCGCGCCAGATCCCGCATACGCTCAAGGTTTGAGATCCGCTTCGCTTCGTCCTTCGACAGTTCCTTGACCAGATCCGAGGCTTGATGGTAAGCCGCAGCAGTGGCCGCTACCGCAGCCTGGAGCCGCTCTGCATCCGACGGCAAAGCTGCCCCTGCGTCCGCTAACCGTTCCGCCTCATTACGGGCCTCTTCATATTTCCTCTTCAGCCGGTCCAGGTTAGTCTGCGCAGCCGTCAGTGGATCAACGCGAGTAAGGAATGATCCAAGTCCGCGCGCCGCGGCTTCGTTGCGCCGCTGAGCTTCGGCTTGAACCTGAAAGCTGTTCTCGGCGAACAGTCCAATGGGCGAGCGCTGTTGTGGTCCAGCGATGCCAAGTCGTAGCTTGACGAACTCCTCCATTTGCCGACGCATCGCCGCGTCGTTCGTGAGTTCACCAGCAGCCACAGCCCCGCCCTCGCCAGCTTTCCCCGTACCGCCGCCACTTACGCCGCCGCCCATGGCCCATTTCAGAGCGAACAGCACCGGCACCACGATCGGTTCCTTTAACCGGCGAACTAACTGATCCCACAGCGACGTAGCTTCGGCGACTTGCTTATGGTAGGCGTCCCACCTTTGGATTTCCTGTTCTGAGGCACCGAAGCTCAACTCACGGGCGCGACGCAACCCCTCTCCGAGTTCCAGTAAGTCGGGAAGGACTTCAAGCGCTCCGCGACCCATTATCTTGATCGCCGCCGCGTTTCGCTTCGGCCCTTCTTCGAGCTTGTTCAACTTGCCCGAGAGTTGCTCCAGGATTTCGGACATCGGCCTAAGCGCCCCGTTAAGACCCACTGCCGTAATCCCAAGATCGCGCAACCCTTCGCGCTGCTTTTTACCTTCATCACCGAAGTCGCCGAGTCCCTGCGAGAGCTTCCGCATGATGCTCTCGACCTGCGAGATGTCTCCGCCGGCCTGTTGCATCGCGAAGCTGAACTGACCCACCTCGGTGATGGTCAAGCCTGTTCGAACGGAAATATCCTTGGTCCTGTCCGCGAATTCACCGAGGGATTTAGCCGCCTCGAACCCAGCAACGGCGAACCCCACCAAGACCGTTGCGACGCCAGTAATGGCCGTACCGATAGGCCCCAGAGCTGAAAGTAATCCCTGCGCCGCACTGCCAGCCGCCTGAAGGGGGTGCTCTATCGCCGCCTTTACTTTCTCGCCGAAACCCTCGAAGCCAGAATGTTTTCCAGCCTTCTCTTCGACATCGATCATCTTTCCGTATGCAGAGCGGACCCGCTCGATGGCCTTCTCCTCGCCCCCGAGACGCGCGATCAGTTGGTCACGCTGCGCAACCAGTCTCTCGATTCCGGTTTTTCCATACGTCAGCGCGAGTTTCTCAGCGGACGAGGCAAGCCGCTCCACTGAAGTCTTGCTGCGATCCGAGAATCTGACGACGACCTCGCCATGTTTTGCAAACGAATCACTGGCGCTATCCGTTGCCTTCTTGGCGCGTTTCTCGAACTGCTCAAGCGCTTCGTTCGCCTTACTGGTCGCAGTGACAGCCGGACCTTGGTCGATCTCGATGACGACTTGTTCGACCTCAGGCAATCTTGACCACCTTCACCGGAGAAGCCTGATTATGGAGTTCGCGTGAAAACGCCTGACGATTCGTCGGCGACACGCCGAACTGCCGCCATCGGCGATTATTGAGAGCAGCGCGGAAATTCGATACGGCATCGGTGAATCCGATCACTGCTCGGTTTGGAGCGGCAGACAGAACTTTGAGAGAGCGGAGCGTGCGGCCTGTCAGAAACCAGTCTCGGATTGGGTTGCCTCCCCGTCGAGCCTTGCGCTTCGCATACGCAGCCTTCAGGCCGGGTGCTATGCTGTCGTTCACGTCCTGTCCCCGCATGATGCGCAAGCGCATGTCGTCGGTCAATGCCTGGGCCATCGCGACCATCTGCTGGGGCTGGTAGCCGGGCACGGAGAACCGCGCCTTCCGAATTACCGTCTGAAACTTAGCCACGCGGTTTTTCCTGTTGCTCCTGCATCCACTTGCCGCGCTCGTCATCGAGAATTCGCAGCGCCGTCAACTCATCGGCTGGAATCTCGGCCGGCGTGATGGTGAACCCCTTGCTCAACATGAATTCCAACAGTGAGGCGTTGGCGAGAAGCTGGCCGTAGCCTTCGGCTATCGCATTCTCCAGCTTGGCGACCGGGCAACCGTCGCATGGCGTGACGTTGTCCTCAGCACCGGGCCAGCCGCACAGCCTTGGCCCCTTGCAGTTGATCTCCTCACGACGGATTGACCAGCGAATGAGAAAGCGCAGGCTCGGCGATTCTGGCCACTCTTCGCCGAGCGTCAGTCTTCCGGGTCTTCATTGTCCTCAAGCATCCCCACCTGGGCCATGAGCTCGTAGACGACTGCGTCCTTGTGAATGAGCGGCACGCCATTGGTGTAGTTGACCGTATCAACCTTCACCTGGTCGTAGAGTGCGCCGCTCGGACGGAGTGAGAAGCGAATCTCGCTACCGCGGCGGCCCTCGATCGGGCTCATCGTTCCGCGTCGTAAATCGAGAACGGCCTGAGCTGTAGGTATTCCGACAACATGCTCCGTCATGCCTGAAACGGTCTTGGTCTTGATTCGAAAGTTGGCGCCATCGCGGGCGACGTCGGTGACCATGCAGCGACCGATACGCTCGATCACGAGCTGTGCTTCAGCTGGGTCGAACGCCGGCGGCGCGTCTCCATTCACTCCATCCAACCTGATCTTGGCCAGCAACTCGGCATCGATCAGTTCGGGGTGCGGGATTTCCGTCTGACTCTTGCCGCGTCCCAGGTCTCGGCGGATGGCCTTCATGCGCGATGTCCGCCATTCCCATTCGTCATCGTTTGGATAGCGAACGCGACACGACTTCTCCCCTCCAGAAATGATCTTGACTTCGAATTCTTTTGAAGCGTCGAACATAAAATCCCTCTTACGCACCGATACCTGTAACGTTCGTCTCGGCGACAACCGTGATGATGCCGTTCGATGAATCATAGAGCGGCTTGCACGTGACCTCGACCTTGATCAGCCCTTCGTCGTCGCCGATCACAACGGCCGAGAACACGACGTCATGCAGCGTCACGGACAGGCTGTGGTTCGCTCCGTTGCTCAGCGTGAAGACCACCGTTCCGGTGGTCCCGTTGAGCAAGCTCGCTTCCTCTGTGCTGGTCGATTCGAGGAACGCATTGAAACGGAACGAGCAAACCCGCTTTCCGAACCAGTTACGCCCGCGCACCGCGCCGCTGTCCGCATCGCCCGGAGTCTGGAAATCAGAGCCGGGGAAGTAGCCCTGCCGATCGCGCCAGTTGTTTTCCCATACCAGCTCGGCGTCGATTATGCGCTCTGTGGTGACGTAATCCGTTCCCAGTGCCGAGATCGTCACCGACGCAGATGGAAGCAAGAACTCAGGCGTCGCGGTCGGTATGGAAAGAGTCGATGGAACAGTGCGCCGGCCGCACCCAATGAAGTCTACGGCCAGCGTCGAGGAAGCGCGCCCCGGGCCGCTGCGGAAGTTGAGTTGCAACCGGTTTACGGAGCAGCCGATGACGGCGCGGTCGATTACCGCAGAGCCGCCCGGCCGCACCTGCTCGACGTAGGTGAAATAGGGCAACCGGATGCTGTCCGTAACGGGGTCCATCGGCGTGATAGTGTAATTCGGTGCCGCCTCGGAAATGCCGCCGAGTGCATGCGCGAACGCCCAGGCCGCCCAAACGGAACTGGTGTATTTCTCCAGCCGGCCCGCCACATCGTGGCTCGTGAGGAAGTTTTGAGTTGGGAATTCGTGCCCCTTCCCAAGATCGTCGGCGTCATCCTCGGAGACGGGAGTTATGTTGACCAGCTCCCTGTTGACCTTCAACAGACGCAGCAGGCTGCTCTGCGCCGTCGCAATGTCAACCTGTTGAGGCTTTGAGATGCCGATCAGAAGCTCTTGAATGTTTGCCGGGTTCACTGGCATGATGGATTACTCCTTTTCAGTTGTCACCGTTCTCGGTGAGGATGAGCTGAAGCTCTGGAATTTCTTCGATGCTGTTGTCGCCCACGGGAACGACGAGCTGCTGAAACCTGGGTGTGTCAGTCATTGGAAGGCATTGCGGATGGATCGTCAGGAAGCGAAACTTTACGCCGCCTCCGCTGTTCGGGATTCCGCCGAGAATCAGCTTCGCGACCGAGTGCCCCGACTCCCCGTCCCGCGGCCGGATGTAGATCGATAGCGGATACTTGTTTCGTGGGATGCCGCGCTCGCCTTCATAGAATCCGCGTGGCACCACCAGAATCGTTGGCGGCTTCGTTTGGCTCACGGCGAGAAAAGAGTTGTTTTCCGTGGGCCATTGACCGTGATAGGCGCGGATGTTGCCGAGGTCGTCGCCCATCGCTTCCACCACGTCGGGCATGTCGCGGAGCATATCCACGACGGCATCAGCTATTTCGTTCGGGTCGATCACGGAAGGAAAGCAGGGAGAAAAGAAACTACTACGCAGCGGCTCCGGCGCCACGAATCCAACTGGCTAAGTTCCGGTACTGCTCGGCGTCTTCACCGATCCACAGGTCGAGCGTGACAAGATCCTTGTCATTGGCCCAGCCCGCATGCGGTCGATGGCCTGTCCCGATACCGGGCCGACCCGGCATGCCCTTCATGCCGACGTGGATACCGCTGGGCGGGAACAGCGCCCCGCGATGTCGCCGGAATAGTTCAATGTCCAAGAACTTCGCCCCAGCCTTCAGGATTTCCTCGAACGCCGGAAGCATCTCGCGACGGAATCCGGTCTGCCCGAGTGATGAATGCTTCAGGTTCGAGTAGATGTGATACTCGCGCGTCCCCACGTTGTAGTACCGGGCGCGCTGCTCACCGACGAGCGGCGCTTGTTCCAGCCGCGCTGCGAGCGTCTCCAGGTAACTCGGCGAAATCCAGTCATCGTCTTCCAGAATTGCAATCCGGTCGTGCCGGACGTGAGGCAGCGCCGCCAACAGGTTCCGCGCCTGGGTGTTCTGTCCCGGCTCCCACAGCGGCGTGGGGTAAATCACTTGTACGCCGGGCGGACACGGCATCGCGGGTGAAACGTCGTCCACGCACAACCATTGAATGGACCCGCGATACGTCTGGCGCGCGACCCAGCGGGCGAGTAGCGCGAATGCCTGGGGGCGTCCGCCGGTCGGCGTGATGATGGTTATGGACACTATATGTGCGCCCAACTTCTTCTGTTGACGATTAAGCTCACCAGTGACTGATCAATCGTAAAGCGTCCCGCAATACTAAGTTGGGTTTCTCCACCAGATGCCCTGCGTCGAATCTCGAAAACATCCTCGTTTTTCAGTTTCCGCTGGCCGTTTCTTTCTCCGAAGTTCCCCCTACCCTTGCGACTACGGTCGGCCTGATTGTCCTTTGCTGTCCCGACGAACAAATGATCTGGATTGAAGCATGGAGGGTTATCACAACGATGGCAAGCGAAAATCTCTGGACGGGAAAGGTCTAGCCCCAACTTCAAATGAGCCACTAAACGGTGCACGGCAATAGGGCTGCGGCGACCCTCCACCCAAACCTGTGAGATGTACCCATATCCGCTTTTATCGCGGTTTCCCGTCCACAGCCAACAGCCTGAAATCTTATCGATCTCTCGTTGCGACTCCAGCCGGTCCCACAATGGGAGACGTTTTGTCACGGTTGCTTCCATTCCAGCAATTTGTCCGGGTCCCAGCAGAACGAGAACCCCGGCTGGAATTGGTCATAATGGACTCCCCAGCCTTGATCATGTTCGGCTTTGCACCGTCGCGCCAGCCGCGTTTCGATCTTTAGCCTGGCCTGCTTTGGATTTCTGAACGCATAGTGCTTCATGACGAACTTCTCGGGCGCGACGTTCTTGCCGGGGAACTTCACGACGTGGCCGCCGCGATCAACAAGGTTGACGCGCCCGAGGTTTTTCCACGCCTTCTCCTGCGGAATGCGACAGATCATGTCCGTCCGGTTGTAGTAGCGGAAGTAATTCTCCGGGTTCCCTCTCCATCCGCCGTCTGTACACCGGAAGTCGAACACGATGTGGTCAATGACGTTGTAGCCTTGCGCGTCAATGCGCGCGATGCCTTGCGCCAACGTCTCGCCGGGCCGCAGCGTGCGACGGAACTCATCCGCGTCCGAGAGGTAGCACCAGTCCGCGTCAGATTTGGCAGCAAGATCCTCGATGCGTGCCAGCGTGCGGCGGCAATTCCAGATTCCGTCATCGCGGTCGGCCGGTGAGCGCTCGACCGTTACGCCGGTGCCAGCGCATTGCAAGAGTTCATAGCTTCCATCGGTAGACCAGCCATCGAGCGCGTGAACGCGGATTCCCTGCTCGTGCATGTGGGCGAGTACCCAGGGAAGCACGTCGACTTCGTTGAACACCGGCATGTAGGCGACGATCTTCACTGCACGCACCACCAGAAAGCACCAAGCGTCTGATACCGTCCGCGGAAAGCCTCCTGAACGGCCTGAGCCACGCCGAACCCATCGCGCTCAACGTAGTCATCCCCACAGATCACACGGCGCGCCTTCTCGCGGTAAATCTCGATGTCGCGCTTGCAGCCATCGTAGGAATGGTCGCCGTCGATGTAGACCAGATCGGCGAACGGCACCTCGCCGTGGACATAACGAGAATGGCCCTTGACGGGATGGATCTTGTGCCACAGCCCGGACCGCATTACGTTGTCTCGGAACAGGGGAAAAAAGTCGCGCGGCAAGTCCCAGCGGCGCAAAGTGCCAAGCAGGTTATTTTCTGACTCGAAAGTCGCCTCTTCGATCCAGCGGTCAACGCAGGTCACCGAGTCCACCCGTTGCGCGAACCATACCGCCGAGAGCCCGAGGAAGCTGCCGATTTCCACCACGGATTTGATGTCGTGATCAACAATCAACGCGGATAGCACTTCGCGGTTTTCCGCGGCGAACCATCCCGCGATCGGTATGGGGTGCTCCAAGAGTTCAGCGACACCAAGCATGTGGGTCCACTCCGTGCTTCTCGCGGAACAGCTTCTTGTGCGGCAGAATGTCGGCCGCCTTCCGCTCGCCGGGCTTGGCGTCACGGAATCCGAACGTACTCGGTAGCTCAGTGTGGGTGACGAAGCAGGAATCAGAGACGCCAAGCTTCAGGCCAGCGGCGCGCACCCGCCAGCAGTAATCATCATCCTCAACGCCGTAGGCTGGGCAGTCGCTTCCCGCGTTCACGCCAAACCGCTCATCGAGCAGACCGACTTTGTCGATGGTCGAGCGCGGAATAAAAACGCAGATGAATGCGACCATCGGGTCCGTGGCTTCGCGCAAGCCGGTCTCCCGCTGCCGGTGCTGGCAGGGAGTGCCGCACTTGTCGACGGTAGAGGCAATCAGGCCGTACTCGGGGTTTTCGATCCACTGTCGCTGCATCGCCCGAAACCCGCCGGGAACTTTCAGAAGCGCATCATCGTTCAGCAGAATCACGTCGTTTCCGCCAGCCGCCTTTATCCCTCGGTTGCAATTCCGAGCGAATACGAATGGTTGCTCGCCGTCTATGCGCTGCGGCATCCACTGACCAATGGGCCATCGGCAGGAACCTTCCCACTCGATTCCATCGTCGATTACGATCACGCTGAGGCTCGATTCAAACGAGCGCACCATCCATAGACACGGCCCGAGGTTTTCTATCTTCCGGCTTGGAACGATAACGGATAAGGCCGGCATGCTACTTCACGGCCTCCAGCACGGCAGTCACGAGCCATACCTCTTCCCAGTGGTGCATGTACTTTTCTTCGGTAGGCTTGCCGCCGATGATCCTGAATCGCGCAGTAATACCCGAACTCTTATGGAACCGCTTCCAATCCGGGTGGCCATCCGCGAAGTAGCCGAACGAATTCATCGTCCATGGACTTTTGTGATCAGGGTCTTGTACGTAGCCCGCTCCGTGCGACGCGCTCGGAACGATCACCGTCGCCCTGCCGCCGGGCCGGAGCACCCGGTGAAGCTCGTTCATCGTGTGGATTCGGTCCGGCAGGTGCTCAAAGATATGGTGCGCAATCACTTCCAGAACGGATGACGTTTCCCACGGCCAGCGCTCCCGCAGATCCGCGATCACGTCGGCGGGCGGCGCGATGTCGACGCTCAGATAGCCGGGACGGCGATCATTGTTCGCGCCGAGATTCAGGCGGACCAACTGAGCCGGCGCGGCCGTGACTGTTCCGGATGGCGTCACGCTGTCACCACTTCGACCCAATCCCGCAACCGAGAAATGTCAATTTCCGAATGAAAAGGATAGCCCGGCTTCAAACTCGGCTTGGTTGTCGACACGGCCCATCGCGGAGCACTATTATGCTCCCAATCGGCATAGAGCCAGCAAGGTCCGGAGACCCAATGCCGACGAGTGGCCTTGACTATTTTTGCGGCTGCGGATATTGTGAATCCCGCTTTCTGGAGATATGCCAGAATCGTCACGGCCAGAATATCCCGCGCGGACAACTCCCTCGAAACTGCAAGTTGACCCCGCGTGATCCATTTGCGGATGGTGTCGGCTTCGCATCCGATAACCGCACATAAACGAGACAGGTTCACGCTGCGACTCGCTTTCCTTCCAGCACTTCCGCCACCGAGCACTGCTGCCAGCACTTCAGGGCCGAGCCAGGCGTAGCATTCAACACTTCCACACCGGCGACCTTCAGCGGTTCCACCAGCAACTCAAAGTACTTAACCATGCGGGTCAGCTCTCGCGCGAACTGCTCAACCGGCTTCGTATGCCAGTGGCCCTCATGCCAGTGAGCGCCGCCACCAACATGCAGATCGTAGCCGAGCAGCACGATTCGCTTCGCGCCGAAGTGATAGGCCACATTCATCGCCTGATAGCCGGAGTTCGTGCCGTGACGGATTGCCGCCGGATCAGCCGTCTCCAGACCGCGCTGCCCGCTGTTCCGCAGCCGCAGCACGTCATTAACGCCCGTACCGAGACTGATCACGCGCCCGCTGAACATCTCCGCGACTTTCTCTCGATGCGTTTTTGTCTCGCCGCGCTTCCACGGCTGGCGCCACCAGCTCAGGTCGCAGAAATACAGCACGTCGGCCCACGGTGCCAGCAGGTAGCTGTTGTTGACCACAATCACCCGCCGCCCGCGGAGGCATTCGGCGTCGAAGCCGCGAAGGCTCGGACCGCCACCCAAGATGAAGCACGTCTCGCCGCGCCACTCTGGCGGAATGGAGTAGAAGCTCATTAATACTAAACCGGTGCCAGTGTCAGAAACCGATGGCGATCATCACTTTCGTCATGATCATTTGAAATCTGCCGCAAATCCAGGCTCCCAACTTCGTCCGGTGTTCGTGATGTACGAAATCAGAACAGGTCCAGCGAATTCGGACTTTCTTTTTCATATCCGCTGCCCTGCCAAGGTCCAGCCACCCTCGGCATCCGGATCAATCTCGTGGATGGTGTAGCGAACGGAATCAATCTCGATCACGTCGCCGCGCACTGGGTCGGCCTCGAACTCTTCCGTTCGCACGAAGAAATTCCGGCGGGTCTTGTTCTCTTCAAGTTCTGGAACGCCTGAGTCGATCAGCGTTATCTCGTAAGGGTCTCCGGAACGGGGCGCATAGATCGCCGCCGTCCCGAACGTCTCGATGCAGGTGTCATCGAGAGCCTTGATCGGGCCGGAGAAGTTGCTCATTGAAACGGGTGGCTGGGCGCGGACCGGTAGCCCCGCGCCCAGCTTGCGCGTGGTCGCTCAGGTTTAACCGAAGCTACCGTTGAGCCGAACGCGGCCGGCCGCGTCGCTGTCGGCCGGCAGCGGTAGAATGCCGACGCCGATGAGCGTGTTGCCGGTCGAGTGTTCGGTCACGACTTTCGCCGAGTCGTCCCAGTAGATCAGGGCACCCTCGGTCCAAGCCGAACCAGCGCCGGTCGCGCGCGCGAGGTCGAACACTCCGACCACGGCGAATTCTCCGACGATGGTGCTCAGAACATCGCCACAGGCGACGCCAAAGATGCTCCCGACCTTGGCCCCTTCGCCGGAAAGCCGGTTGTAAGGCGCCGTCAGGCTGATCGTGTTGCCGGGCTGCACATAGTTTTGCATGATTGTTCTCCTTTTCCTTTCTGCGCCTCTTTACGCGCCGGGGTTCTTCACTGCGCCGCGGTAGTCGACTGCGGCCGAAGCGAAGTCATGGCGAATCTTGATCTCGACGCCATCGACATCGAAACCATTGCGGGTCTCGGTGTACGGACCTTCCTGGCCTTCCAGATAGGCATACACCAGAACCGTTCCGTTCGGGGTGTTGGGGTCGCCGAAGAGATACCAGACCGCATCGTCGTCGGCGTCGAGCCGTGAGTCGATGATTGGGGTGAGGCGTCCGGCGAGCGGGTTGATGTTGGCAGAGGTCGCCGCCTGGTAATTGGTTGAGGTGTACTGCTCGGCGAGTTGCGCCAATGCAGCCGGCGCCAGCAAGAACCGCGGCGGGATATTAAGTGGCTTCCCGCCAGGACTTGTCTGAAGCAGCATCAGCGCGCGGCTCGTTCCCAGGGAGTCAACGCTGATTGTGGCTCCGGATGAAACCAGATTCGAATGGTTCGCGTGGAAAAGCGGGTTACCGTCCGCGAGATTCCCATTCGTCGTGATGATGCCAAAAACCGTATCGGCTTCGAGCATCGCCACTTCCTGGCCCATGAGTTGGGGCGTCCGGGTAAAAGCGCCGAGGTCGTCGTTGATGATGGCCTGGCGTGTGATCGAAATGATTTTCCCATAGGTCTTGAGAACCCAGGTTTCCTTTCCTTCGATCAGCTTGCCGCGATGGAACTCGCCGGATTCCCGCACCAGCTCGAGCCGCGAACTGCTGTCGAGCGTCAGTTCCTTTACGGTCTTGAAATCGGGCGCAGTGCGACGGGCGGCGATCATCCGCCAATCCGCCGGCACCATGTCATACCCCGCTCGGAGTGTTTTGTTGGCGACGTCGGCCAGGATGAAGGGGAAGTCGCTGGTCGACTGAAACGCGAGCTGCGCGATTTCCGTCCTGCTCTTCGATCTCCAGTTGATCCCTTGGGCCGCGAGCGATTCCTTGGCGATGTCCAGGAGCGTGCAAGCGGCAAACTGCCGCGCGCCATCGTAAAACCGCTGGCCGCCCTTGAGGTGGAAGCGGAACTCGCGGTCGTGATCGTCATAGGTCCACTTGCCCGGATCGAAGCGCTCCAACAGTGCGCCGGTCATGCATCGGCGCCGCGTGTCGGACTCGTCCCGGAGAATTTCGGCGTGAGCCGTCCGGACTTCCGGTCCGCGGGATGCGCGGATGGCCTGCTCGTCGATCGCGATCTTACGAAATGCTTCTATCGACGTGTTTTCAGCGATGTGCTTTTCGGCGAAAGACTGCTCCAAGCCGCACACCTTTGCGACTCGGAGAATCGCGGTGATGCGGCCCTTTTCGCCGGTGACACCGGTTTCACGAGCAGAGTTGAGTTGCTCGTCCGCAACCACCACGGGCGGCGGCTGCTTTGGTTCTTCGCGGGCTTCTTCGCCCGTTGTTTTAACGGTCTCAGGCATTGCCTGCTCCTTTTGGGCGAGTAGCCCTGATTCGACTGCTTCGGTCTCCTGCGAGAGTGTGCGCGTGTTGTTGTCGGCTGGTAGGGGAGCCGTCGAGATTTCGAACGGCTGCCACTTCGTGACAACGACAACTCGCGTCTTTCCCTTCTCCTGCTCCAACTCCTTCTTCGCGAGCAGGTTTACTCCCATGCTGAACTTTTGAACGATCTTGTCGGCGATGTCCCGCCACAGCCCATCGACCTCATCGCGCTTGCTGAACCGCAGCGTGGCCTTGAACTCGGAATCGTCGCGCCATGCCCTTTCCACGACGCCTTTCTGACTGGCGGTCCCCATCCACGTGTCATGGTTGTCAAGGACCGGTGCGCCGGTGTTCAACAGGGACAAGTCGGCGCCGGCGAGGTCGAACCGCAAGATGTAAGGTTCTCCGCGGAAATAGTCATAACGCGCAATGTCGATGCCGGTGAACCAGACAACATCGACAGACCGTCGCTCAGCGTCGAGGCTTTCCGGCGTGATGGATGCCGCCAGAAACTCGCGATTCTCGGTTTCCTGTACCGTTTGCACCTGGCCTGGACGGTCAGGCTGCTTTGTCTTCTTGGCCATCGGTAGTAACTCCTTTGGAACTGAAAGTAATTCCAGCGGCTTCGATTTCCGCCTTCCATTTCTTGATTTCGTCGATCTGCTCGCGTGGGTCGTAACCGCATTCGGCGACGACTTGCGGCCATGTGCTGCGGCCCGTACGCAGATCGATCTCGGCGGCCTCCGCGTCTTTTTTCGGGTCGACGGAACCGAACGCGGGCGGCGTCCATTCGGTCTTGTAGGCAGACGGAACAGCGAGCCCAATGTTGCCAGAGGATTCCGCGGCGTCGATGAAGCGGCGGCGCACAGGCCGGAGGAACATCGGGGCGAGGCACAGCCACTGGAGGCACTCGACTTGCTTCCGGAAACTCAGCAGTCCGGCGCGATAGCTTGAGTAATTCACCTGCGAGAGATCGCCGGTAAGTTGCTCGTAAGTGAGCCCGATACCGCCAGCGATGATCTGCTCGTTCTTGCGAACGTATTCTCCGAAACCACCGGAACCAGTCGGCGCGAAGAACTGAGCTTTCTCGCCCGGGCGTCCATACATCACCATGCCCGGCCGGAATTCCTCGATGCGCTTGCCGGTTCCGCCCTCCGTCTCGGTCTCGCCGAGGGTGTGGCCTTCCTGACCTTCGGGTGGCTCGACGAAGAGCGCCAGACACGCTTCAATTTTTTTGCGCACCAGCTCAGCGTCCTGGTATTCGTCGAGGTCCCTGAGCTTCAGGATCACCGGTGCCAGCAACGGCACGCCGCGGACCTGATGCGCGCGGCGCTTGCGGTAGAGGTGAATGATATTGTCAGCGGGTACGGGCTTGCTCTGCAAATTTCCGAAACGGGACGTGCTGATCACGTCGCCAGGGTGTTCCGAGAATAACCAGTAGGCGAGGCGCCGGCCGAGCATGTCGAACTGAACACCGTGGATGATGTAGCCCGTGGCGGTCTTCTCGGTCTTCGCGAGATCGAGGAGATCCGGCTCGATAACCTGAACCTGTAACGGCACCCGGAAGCCGTCATCTGCGAAGCGCGGACGGAGCCGGATAAGGCATTCGCCGGACTCCAGCATGGTCCGGGTAACAAGCTCCTGGATGCCGTAGAAGTCAAGCTGGCCGTCCGCGTCGCACTCTTCCATCCAGGCGGACCATGCGTCGTCGATCCGTTCGTTCTCGCGCTCGCTTGGGGTCTTCGCCTGAGCCTGAATGCCGGTCCCGATGGTCTGTCCGGTGAGTTCGTCCATAGCGCGCGCGGCGTAGGCGTTGTTGCGGACGAGGTCACGCGAACGCGACCGAAGGTTGACCAGGCCACCGCCGATCTCAGAGTTGGCGGATGTGCCGTTGGTTACCCAGCCATCCGTCCGGCGGCCGACGATGGCGCCTTCGTAGCTTAGGAGCGCCTTAGTTGCGAGGCGTGCACGGGTGCGCCGCAGCCCTGCTTCCGGGTCCAGGAATGAAATCGCGTTGTCGAGCCAACTCATGCTTTTGAGTACTTCGCGTAGCTCACGCTCGGCGTGGTCGCGGAGTCTCCAAGGACTTCATCCTTCATGACCGCGCGCAGCTTCAGCATTTCTTCGAGCGAGTGATACTCAACGCGGCGGTCGCGGAATTGCACCACGCGCGCGCCGGCCTTGAGGGCGGTTTCCAGGGCGTCGAGGTCAGATTGCGTCCAGGCCACCGGTTAATCCTTCCGCCGTTTGAAGTGGTACATCGTTTGGCTCGGGTCATGCGGCAATGGAGTCACGGCCACCAGTTCCCAACCTTCCTGACCGTATTGTGTGAGATCGGCGTCAAGATCCATGCGCCGGGATTTATACTCCCAGGCCGGCTGCTTCTTCGGCTTCTCAGGTTCGGTCTTGTCCACCGTCTTCATCGCGCGAACCAGCTCCCGCTCTGCCGGGGTATCCACGATTCGCGGGCTTTCGGTGGCGGCGGTTCGGCTGGGGCTGGCGGAACTTCCGCCGCTTTTTGGCTTGGCGCCGGATGCTGGGAAGCCTTGGACTCCCGTGCCAGTTTGTCGGTTAGTATCTGCCAATGTTTCTCCTGGAATCGGTCCATCCCGTAATCCCACGCCGCCGCGCGAGCGTATACGCGGCAGTCGAGGGCTTCGTTCCGCGGCCGGAGTTGCTGCCATTCCATCCTGGTCCGCCGTGTCTTGCGGTTGACCGTCGCGATGAGCTGCTCCGCCACGATCTGCTTGAAATGCTCGTCGCCGTAATTCTGCCCGTGGGGGAAGTGGCAATAACCGGGTGGGTAGACCCAGCCTTGGGCGATTTCCTCATCGGTCGGGCGGCGCTTACGGAGATCGGCGTAGAATTCAAACTTGAAGAAACTGGAGTTGACGTGTCGGATGTGCAGCCCGCGACGGAGGCGCTTGCCGCCGATCGTGACATCGACAGGGCGACGTTCGCTGACCGGGAGATCGCCGCGACCGTCGCCCTTGATGGCGCACACCTGTGACGCGGGCTGCTGGCGGCACCAGTTGTAGACATCGTTCGTCGTGGTGCCGTCACCGGAATCGATAAAGAACCGGGCGATGGGCAGTTCACACTTACCACCGCCCGCAAGAGGGAAGGTTTCCCGCGCCACTTTCTCAAGTTCGGCCCACACGGCAGGCTCAGACGTTTTTCCTTCCAGCACGCGATAATCGACCGACCACGATTCCCGCCCGCGCCCCCACCCGACAATCTCGACCTCGATGCGGTCGCGCTGAACGTCAGCACCGGCCGTGAGGAACAGCGCCCCGGGCGGTACGATGCCGGTCTGGTATTTCTCGCGTCGCTCGAGCAGCTTCTCGTGGTCAGGCGCTTCGCCTCTGTCCACCCACGTTTCGGCGAGCACGGTGTTGAAGAAAACCTTGAGGGCCTCGGCACCGTCATCCTTGGCTCGTAGGAATTGCAAAACAATCTGGCTCAGCCTTTTCTTGAGAGAGCACAACTGCGAGATACGGAAGCCGGCGATCCCGGTGAACGCTTCGGTTGCCCGGTAACTCCCGGCGTTAATCGACTTCCATCGTTGCGGGTCATTCCACTCCCCTTGGCAGTGCTCACAGACATACCGCGCCGTGTCCGCCTGCTTCTTGCGCGATGGCAGGGCGTCGTCCCACGTGACCTGAGACCACTTCAAAACCTGAGGCTGCTGGCAATGCGGACAGGGAACCTCGTACTCGCGCCGGTCGCTCTCGTTGTACGCGCGCTCGATCGCGGAGTAGCCGGCAATGGTCGGCGAGCACGTCAGGACCACCTTTGAGTCTGGAAACTCCGCCGTACGGCCTTCGGCCAGCGCGATCGGATCGCCTTCCGCCCCGGCGCTCGGCGGGAACTTGTCGATCTCGTCGCAGAGCAGAATTTTGATCGGCAAGGCGGCCAGGTTCGCCGGAGATCCGCCCGCTACGATCCGCAGATGCCCGCCGGGGAACATCTTCTGCGAGATCGTGTTGCCCGAGAATCGGCTCTTCGCGTCGGCCACCCGGTTTTGGAGTGCCGGCGTGTCGCGCAGCATCGGGGCGAGCCGGAGCTTGGAGAATGTATCGCAGTCTCCGTCCCGCGGCAGAACGAGCAGGATGGGCGCCGGCCGATTGTGGATGCAGTAGCCGATCACGCAGAGCTGCAGCTCGGTCTTGAGCATCTGGACGCTCGACATCACCACGAGTCTCCGGACACGCGGATCCGTGAAGGCGTCGAACGGCTCCCGCTGATATGGCCTTGTGGTCCACTGCCCGACCTCTGCGCTGGCTTCCCGGCTGGTTCGGCGGTATCGATCGGACCATTGAGACAGGCTGAGTTCTTCCGGTGGCTTCCACAGCCGTGCGGCGCGCGATACTGTTTGATCGGCGGCGTTCATCCATGGCTCGGCCGATATTCGGACAGTTCGTTCAGCGCGGAGAGGATCCCGCCCCGGATAATCTGCTCGCATTCCACGGGGTCGGCCTCATGGGCGACGCGAAGAGCCAGGGCATTCGGCAGCGAAAGCAATTTCTGTTGGGCGGCGATTATCATTCCGGACCAAGCTTGCTCGGCTTCGGTGGCATCGATCAGCTTCGCCTGTGCCTTAGCCAGTGCCAGCTTTTCCTTTGCCACCCGAACCCATTCGCGCGCGCGTTGCGCCTCGTGGAAGCTCTGGTCAACGGGGCCCTGGTTAGAGTCCGCAACTTCCGCAGTTTGGGGAACCCGCTTCTCGCGCTTTTGCCGAAGATCTGTGTTCGTTGCGAGCGCTGCCCGGACCTTGGCCTCGTCGAACCCGCCGTCCGGCTCCCGGGGTATGCGGCCGCGCTTTGCGGCTTTCAGCACGGCGGCGTGGCTGATGCCGAGCAGTTTCCCCATGGCGACGGAGGAGAGGCTCATGCGGTTCTCACGCTGGCCAGGCGCCGGCCTCCGGACGGAGAGGAAACAACCTCGTCGACATCACCAGAGCGCTGCTTCTGCCCGAATATGGGTGACGTTAGAATGTAGAAGCCTCGGTATCCATTGCGCTTTTCGCCTTTCTTGACGTAACCACCAGCCTCTAGTTCTCCGATGCGTCGCCCGATAGTGGCCGCGCTCAGCCCGAGCATGTCGCCGAGGAACCGCTGCCCGATCCGCGCCACGCTGCCCTGAAATACGTGCGCCGCGATGACAGCAAAGACAGTTTTGGCTTGGTCTGATATCATCGGGTCGAGCGCTAGACGAAGAGGAACGCGACCATACCGTTTCACCCTGGATGAAACGCTTTTCCCGGAAACCGTTTCACTCATAGGCTGAAACACGTATACATCCTTCTTATACTGCTTGGCGTTGGCGTTCCCGCTCCCGCGCGGCAATTACATCGGGGTCAACATAAACGCCTTCACCGCGGTCCAGTTTCTTCAGACAGTTGCGACAGAGGTACACGATCCCGCCAGCAGCGCCCTGCTCGCCAGGCCGGTGGCACCCGTCGCAGATCGGTCGCGGCTTTTCGCCCTTGCGGATCAGGAACATGGAACCCCGCTTGGAACCCGGTTACAGGGCTGCAAGCTACTCATTTTGCGCAAAAAATCCACCCAAGCTGGAACGATCGCCGGGAAGGACCCTGAAGCTTCGCCTGCAACGTGATGGCTCACGCCGCCAGCCTGTCCTGCTCCAGCCACCCGGCGACAACCAGCGCGGCCCAGCTCTGCGCGTTGAGGA